GGGTTGTGGCGCCCGGTGCGGGGCTTTGGGGGCGTGTGGGGGTGGGTGCGGAATCTTGCGGTCGGTGTGGCCGATAGTATGGATGAATTCGGACGGCCGGACTGAAAGTTTTGGAATTGCCCGACCGCGGGCGGTTTCGTGGGGTAGGATGGTGGCATGAACACAATTCGCAACATAATCTCGGACACCTGGGATAACTATCTCGTACGCGTGTCCATTCTAATCGGCGGCGGCGGGTGGATCGTTTGCATGCTGATGTCGGCTCTGGCTTCCATAGTCCACAAGTCGGTAAGCTGAACCATGGACGCCAAACTACAGGAACACGCAGCCCGAGCGGTGCACCGCTTCCGAGATTGCCTGCGGGCCTTCCTGGACGACCTGTTACGATCGCCGGAGTGGCGGCAGAGTGCGACAATGCGGGCCGGAGACCGGAAGGGGGAAACCCTGCTGGCGACTGTGGCCCGGGAGCGCGCGGCGCTTTGTGGGTTGGGCGGAGCTGATGGTGCCGCTAGGCGACTGAGGGCGGAGCGGTGACAGTGCTGAAAGCCGCGTGGACCAAAACGCCGGGAATCGGCGGGACTGCGGATCGATGGGTGCTGATGGTGACGTACCAAGTGAAATTCGGGGCCTTGGCCGTAACGGTGCTGGTGTGCTCGGACTCTGTGGGGTTGCGATGACCGAGGATGACCGACTGATCCTAGCCCGCTTGTGGGCGTCCCTGTGGGACGCGGAGCGGGCTGCGCTTGTGGCGTGGTTCGGGGTTGACGCGCGGGCCGCTGGGCGGGGCCTGGACGGTCTCGCGGCGAAGTGGGCCGCGGAGCTGGGGGGTTATGCGCCCGTGGGGCGGATCGGGCCGAAGTTGGGACGGACCCCGCTTGAGAAACAATAGGGCGCTTTTTTTTTTCAGAATTACTCGACCCCATGGCTGGGAGTAGGGTAGGATGGGTCATGAAAGCAACTGTTACTGTCAAACGCTTGCCCGCCACCGACGAATGGGTGGTACGGATCTTCATCAACGGGCAGCGGCAAGCTGCCCGCGATTACTACACCACGGACGAAGGCGATGCACGGGCCACTGCGGCAGCCATGCTGGTAGAGGAACAAGCATGACACACCTATTCGAGCGACAAGGCTTTGGGCCCGGGCCGTATCGGCTGGTATCGGTCGAGGAGTGCACTACGCACACCGTCGCCCTCGACGCCGGGCAGGATCTGGGATTCTGGCCAGAGCCGGCGGTGGCCGCGGGGACGTGCGATTCATGTGGGCAGTGTATCAAGGATGTCTACACATTGGAGAGTAGTGTGGGGACGCGGTTCGCGACGGGTTGTGATTGTGTCCTGAAGGCGTTTGCCGATTTCCTGGGGGATCCCGTGGTCCAGGAAGTTCGAAAAGCGAAGTCCGAAGCCAAGCAACGCCGTCGGCGTGCCACCGTCGCACGGCGCGAGCGGGTTCAGAATCGGGCGCGGTTGAGGATGTTTGCCTCAAGGTGCGGGGCTGAGCTGTTGGCCGACCTACGGATCAACCATCGCATCGTTCGGGACATCCGGGCGGGGCTGATCCGGTTCGGGGGGATTTCCGAGAAGCAGGTGGCCCTGGTGGTGAAGATCGCCCGGGAGGAACGCGAAAAGCCCGTTGAGGTGCTGGTACCTGTGCCCGAGAATGCGGGGCGTGTCCGAGTCGAGGGGGAAGCGGTGTCCGTGAAGATGCAGCGGAATGACTATGGGGATCGGCTGGTGATGATGGTTCGCGTGGGTGATGTTGCGACAGGTGCCTACCTGCTCTGGGGGAGCGTGCCCGAGGTGTACCATGACCTGCTCGAAGCTGAGCACAAAGCTGCCGGTGGTGATGGGCCATTGTGGGGCGACGGCGACCACCCGCTGCGGGGTCGCCGGGTGGCGTTTATGGCTGCGGTAACCCGGTCTGATAGAGACGTGCACTTTGGGTTCTTCAAGCGGCCGACCAAGCCGGAATTGCTGTCATGATCCGCATTGTGATAGCAAACGCTGACGGGGAGATCCTGGAAACCTCCCGGACGGATGGTGGACGAAAGTGGGCACTTAGAATGGTCAGGTCAATCCTGCGGAATTGCCCCGATGGTACTCTGGCGAAGCTGTACGGGAGCGGGGAGGTTGTAGGCCTCCAGCGAGTCGGTGGGGATGTGGTGGAAGTGCACCCGGACAACCTGCCCCAACTACGGGGGATGGTGTGAGAGCTAAAGATATGACGCCGGAGCAGCTGGCCGCGCTATCTGACGCGGAGTGGATCGAAGCGGTCAATGAGGCCAACCGCCGGGAGGCCATGCGCCGAGACCGGGCCTATGCCGAGGGGCGCAAGAAGCATAGGCGCAAAGTGGACAGGGCCTGCTATGCCGGGAAGGCGGATCTACGGTGGCAGGGCCATTACAATGCGTGGTTGGACCGAATGCGGGGCAAGCACGGGGCAAGCTGGACACCCGGGCCCTTGGTAGATACATGGCGGAAGTGGCGGAACCGGAGGCAAGAGGGGCGGTAGGGGTGTACACCATGTTGGGGACATGGTGTACAAATCCGAGCCTACTAGTGTACAGACTAAATGCTCAAGGGCTACGGGGTTAGGGTTGCGGCGCACCGTTCAAAGGGTGTACATGGGTGCCCGATGGGTTCGCCGGGAATGTGGTACACTAGTGCACCCTTTACTGTACCCCCTATAGTACTAGTGTACATAGTAGTAACGGTGTCTAATCCCCGCTAAAGTCTTTCCTGGGCAAGGGTTAGGGTGTACACTAGTAGGCTCGGATTTGTACACTATGTTGGGGAAATGGTGTACAGCCTATACCGTAAGGGGTAGAGATTGGGCTGCGCCCCTTGGGCTGTACGGGCCTAGAGTCGAGCGGCCCCCGCACCACACGGCAGCCCCGAAACTCCCGTGCGCGTCCAGCCAGCCCCCTCTGAGCACAGTCCTGGCCCTTGCATCCTCCACCCCCTGGACGTACACTGCTGACAGATCGGCAATTCTTGCCGGCAAGATATGCCGGCAATTCTTGCCGCCCCTTCCCCATACCCACCTGACATAATGGCAGTCCCTACCAAGTTCACCCCTGACAAACAAGCGGCCTACCTCAAGGCCTTGGAGCATACTGGAGAGGTGTCCCCTAGTGCAGCCTCCGTAGGGGTGAGCCGACAGTGCATCTACGACCGCATGAAGGTAGACCCTGACTTCAGGGAGCAGTGCGAGGCTGCACAGGGGCGCCTGGACGCCCTCATCATGGAGACGGTTCGCAAGCTAGTGGTGGAGGGGACCGTCACCGAGACCTACGGCAAGAACGGCGAGGTGGTCAGCAGGAAGCGGGTTTTCTCGGATCGTATCCTCAATGCGTGGCTGAAGCGCCGGGACCGGGAAGCATGGGGGGACAAAGTCGATGTCGATCAACGGGTCTCTGGTACGGTGGTCCAGGAGCAGCGCATCCGGGTGGAAGACATGACACCGGCGCAGCTGACCGCAGCTAGGGCCTTTGTGGCGACGTTGCCAGCAGGGCCTGTGGATGAGGGGGCATAGCAAGGGGTGTGCCATGTGGGGGTCTCATGATGGGGTTAGGTGTACGTGCCATAGCATGGGTGGTACAGGGATGTCTCATGGTGGGGCTCAAGGGGCTGAAAGGCCCATGGCATGGGAGTCTTGTTTTGAGAAAGAATCGACCCGGGTGACCGCGGGGGCGTTCCTTGGTCTCTGCTCTCCGCGCGCAGTATTCAAAACCCAAATGACTTTTTGCAATACCAAAACTCAAAACCCCCGCGGTGCGTGTAAACGACCGCATTTCACGGAGAAAACGTACAATGCCCTCGGTCTCATCCCCATGTGGTATACTTTAGCACCCCCATGAAACCCTGCCAACACTGCTCCAATCCCCTGCCCAAGAACGTGCATGGGTTACGTAAATACTGCAATACTTCCTGCCGTATGGCCCACTTCAACGCCGCAAACCGAGAGCGGTTGAGCGCAGAAGCCCGAGAAAAATACGCCAACCTAACCGATGCAGGGCGTGCCAAAATCGCACAACAGAGCCGCAAGTGGCAAACGGACAATCCCGAGAGAGCACGCTTCCTTACCAATAGGTCGCATGCCAGCAATCCTGAGCGAACACGCAACTACCAAAAGAAATGGGCCCAGGAACACAAGGAAATGGTTCGCGCATACCGCGCAAAACCCGAAGTCAGGGCACGACGCAAGGAGCGTAGAAAAAAGAGGAAACAGAACGACCCAGCCTATCGACTGAGCCGGAATATGCGACAGTATGCACGCAAGATGATGAAAGCAATCATTGCTGGCAACAAGCCTGGGTTCAGCTCCTCTAAGGCTGTGGGATGTAATCTGTCAGAATTGAAGACTTACATGGAAGCGCAGTTCCTCAACGCTATGACCTGGGAGAACTACGGCAGTTGGGAAGTAGATCACATCGTCCCCGTCGCCTTCTGGGATCTGAACGACCCCCGCCAACGCGACGTTTGCTTTCACTACTCCAACCTCCAACCGATGTGGGCTGCCGAGAACAATTCCAAGCATGATACTGTCCCCCTAACCGACCCCCGAGTTCCCGGCATCTTTGCTCGGGCTGACATCACGCTATGACCTACGACCCTACCTCCCTCATCCTCAAGGATCCCGATCGCGCCCGCTGTGAGCTATCGTTCTGGGAGTTCGTCAAGCAAGCATGGCACGTCCTGCACCCTACAACCCCATTGACAAAGGGCTGGTGTATGGAGACCATGTGCGATCACCTCCAGGCAGTAAACGAGGGCCGCATCACTCGGCTGCTCATCAATGTGCCGCCCGGCACCGCTAAGTCTATGCTGACAAGCGTCTTCTTTTGCGCATGGGAGTGGGGGCCGCGAGGCCGACCGGGAATGCAGTACATCGGTTCTAGCTATGATAAGAGACTGTCCACCCGCGACATGCTACACATGCGTGACCTCGTCTCCTCGGACTGGTATCAGCAACGGTGGCCGATCGCGTGGAAAGAAGACGACCGGGGCAAGGAGAAGTACAGCAACACCGAGCGGGGCTTTCGCTACGCCGGATCCACCGGTGGCGCTTTGACCGGGTGGCGTGGGCAGCGGATCATCGTCGACGACCCGCATTCCGTCGCCCTGGCCGAGTCCGACGTAGAGCGTGCCACCGCACGGTTCTGGTTCACAGAAACCACCCCCACCCGGTTCACCGACCCCAAGAAGCCGGTTTACGTGGTCATTATGCAGCGGCTGCACTCGGCCGACATCTCGGGCCTGATCATCGAGGGCCTAATGGAGCAGCAAGGCTGGACCGTCCTGGTACTCCCGATGGAGTACGAGCCCAAGTACCAGAGCTGGACCCCTGTACCATCCACGCACGGCACAGGCAAGCCCAAGATGATGTGCCGGGTCAAAGACGAAGGCGACCCCTGTCCGTACTTCGTGCCCGCGACCCCCACGACCCCCAACGCCAAGCTGCTGTACCTCCAGGATCCGCGCACCAAACAAAACGAATTGCTCTTCCCCGAGCGATACCCTCAGAACGCGGTCGACCAGCTCAAGGTCCAGCTGATGCTGGACGGCGGCGAGTACGCGGTAGCCTGCCAGCTGCAACAGCGCCCTGTCCCAAGAGAGGGCGGAATGTTCCGGGTCGAGCAGATCACCCTGATCCCAGCCCCGATCCCTGGACGAACGGTAAGAGGATGGGACCTCGCGGCTTCGAAGGATAGAACCAGCCCGTGGACCGTCGGCGCCAAGCTGACTCTGGCCCACGACGGCCGGCTCATCATCGAGCACGCCGTTCGCCTCCGGGGCGACCCGAACGAAGTTCGCAGCACGATCCGCCTCACCGCGGAGACCGACGGCACCGACGTGCCACAGGACATCCCGCAGGACCCCGGCCAAGCCGGTAAGGCGCAGGTCGCCCAGTTCGCGAAGGATCTCCAGGGCTTCGACTGCCGCTTCAGCCCAGAGTCCGGCGACAAGGAGCAGCGGGCGGAGCCATTCGCTGCCCAGGTGAACGCTGGCAACGTGTGTATGGTCGAGGGAGCGTGGAACAGCATGGTCCTAGCGGAACTGGGCCTGTTCCCCGGTTCGACTTTCAAGGATATCACCGACGCGCTGTCCCGGGCCTATCACTCCCTTCTCAAGGATCTCGCGGATCCGGTCTCCCTCTTCGGGCCCCGCCTGCTCATGCCCGAGCTAAACGACTGACTTCACCAAATCCCCGAATTTGTCCGACTGTACAAGTCTGAGTGTGGTATGATGCTTTGGATGGCATGGCGGACTTGCAATTGCCGCGAAGTCTAGGGGGTTCGATTCCCCCACGTTCCTTACTCTGGAGAATCAAACCATGAAAAAACTCTACGTAGTACGAGGCATTGGCAAGTTTATTGACGATGCCGTCCGTGCATCCGAGGACCCTGAAGTCACCATGCTTGAGAAACGCTCCGGCAGAAGAGGGCGATGGTCTACCGCTCTATACAGCGCAGCATACCTGTGTTACTATGACTTCAATTGGTTGACTGGCATCGAGTTGGCCCCGGGGGAATACACCATGATCAAGGTTGGAGAAATAGCACCATGAACATCAAGATCACGCAGCCGGACACACCTCTTACTCTCACTCTCACCCTGTCCAAGCGCGAGGCCATGGCCTTGCGGACCATCATGCGCAACATCGGTGGCACGACCACAGGACCGCGCAGCGTGGCATATGGCATCGAGAACGCCTTCCGCGATCAGGGTATTGGCTACTACTACGACAACGTCGAGGGCAATAGCTACTTCCCGGACAAATGGGACGATCTGGTAGCCAACGAGGACAACGACTGATGGACATCAAAGCAACACCCGCGGCCCAACTCACCCTGACCCTGTCGCTGTCCGAAAAAGAGGCCATGGTCCTGCGCGCCATCTTCAGTAGCGTTACTGGTCGCCCACAAGGCCCCCGGGGGGTGGCAAATCAAATCGACGATGTTCTGGAGAACATGGGCGTGCTCTGCGCTGCAATCAACGCCAACAACGTCATCCACTTGCCCGACAGCTGGGACGACGTGATGCCGAACTGCGAGGACGACTGATTCATGCCGCCATGGCCATCCGCTTCCGCATCAGGCAGGACATGTAAACGGGCCCGACCGTAACGGTCACCGTCAAAAACCGTCCCCCGACGTTGATTCGCCGTTCTAAATGGCGTAAGCTGTGGATATGGCACTCCACCACAGCAAGGCCCAGCCAAGAAAGGGCGGCAAGTTCTACAAGGCCAGCGATGAGGGTCGACTCCCGGTAGACCAGACACTGCCGAGTCCAGATCCCGAGAGCACCATAGCCGTTGGCGGCACGGCGGTCTACGGCGGGTACCTCCAGCCCAATGAGACCAACGCTGAGTTGACCGGGCGGGCCAAGTACAAGCTTTTCTCCGACGCCATCGCCAACGTGGCCATCATCGCAGCGGGCGTCCGGCTCCTACTCAACCTTGTGGCGAACGCCGAGTGGAAGGCCGAGGCTCCGAAGGATAGCGGCGAGGAAGGCGAGGAGTTCGCGCAGCGCGCTCTGGACACCCTGAATGACATGCGGCGCCCCTGGCACCGTGTCGTGCGCCGGCTGGCCGGTCACCGTTTCCACGGCTTCGCCGCAGGCGAGTGGGTCGCTAAGCGGAACGAAGATGGCGGCATCGGGTTCAAGGATGTGATCGCCCTGCCCCAAGTGACAATCCAGCGGTGGCACATCGACAACGATGGCTGGATGGCCGGCTGCATTCAGACCAGTCCCCAAACTGGCAAGGATGTCTCCATCCCACGCGAGAAAATGGTCTATGTGGTGGACGACGCCCTGAACGACAGCCCCGAGGGCCTCGGGCTTCTGCGGCACGTCAGCGACTCGGTCAAGCGCCTCCAGCGCCTGCAAGAGCTGGAGCAGTTCGGCTACGCGGGCGACCTGCGCGGAATCCCAATCGGGCGGGCCCCGCTGATGGAACTCGACAAGGCGGTCAAGGCCAAGACCATCACGAAGGCCCGGGCGGAAGAGCTGGTCGCCGGACTCGAAGCGTTCGTGAAGAGCCACATCAAGAATCCCGACCTCGGCATGCTACTGGACTCGACCCCCTACAAGGGCACCGGCGAGAACCGTACGCCGGTCGCCGCACTACAATGGGGCATCGAGCTGCTGGACGGCGGGAGCTACTCCCTGGACGCGGTCGCCAAGGCCATTGTTCGGATCCAGCGCGAGATCGCGCGAGTCCTGGGCGTGGAGCACTTGATGTTGGGAGAGAACAGCGCAGGCTCCAGGAGCCTGTCCGAAGACAAGACCCAGGCTTTCGCGCTGTTGGTGGACGGCACCTTGAAGGAAATTCGCACCGCAGTCGAGAAGGATATGCTCGAACCGCTGTGGGAGCTGAACGGCTGGCCCAAGGAAATGATGCCGAAGCTGAAGACGGAGGCCGTGGCTTTCCGTAGCGTTGCTGAGATGGCATCTGCCATACGAGACATGGCCGTCGCCGGTGTGCAACTTGATCGTCAGGACGAAGCGGTCAATGAGGTTCTGGACCTGATGGGACTCACCCGCCTCGCCAAGCTGGAGACAATCGACACCGACCTGCTGCTCTCCGCCGAGGACGCCCAGGCGCAGGCCATGGCCACAATGGAGGCTACCGCGAAACTCAAGACCCCCGGACCCAACAACCCCCCGGCCAAAGTAGAGAAGGTATTGCTCAGCCCGAACGCGGGCGAATCCCGCTCAGACTTCGTCAGCCGATTCATGGGCAGTAAGAAGGCCCGAGAGGAGTTCCCTGATCAAGCGCAGCGCGCGGCCGTTGCCAACCAACGATTTAGGGACAAGTAGCATGGCACAGCTCATTTTCGGTGAAGAGACCGGCGACCAAGTTCTGTCGAACCTCCCCGATGGCGCCTATCCAGGCTTCGACGTTGTAGAGAGCCAAAATCCGGTCGCCGGGTGGAACAGCCGGCCTAAGCCGCCGTTCAGCTCTGTTCATATCCCCGGCGCGCCGACCAGCGACTTCACCGATCTGATGGAGGCAGATATTGACCCCAACACGGGCATCCCCCGTTCGAACGAGAAGCGCCGGTTGATTGTGGACTTCTTGCCTGCGCAGGCGAACGAGAAGGCACAGGAGCGAACCCTCGTTGTGGTCAACTCCAACGCACTGCGGCGCGGGCTCAACCCCAACGCAGGCGGGGGAAACAGCTAGTGACTGTCACCAAGAAGACTGTCGGTACTGCTGCTGACTACGCCGACCTGGAGCTATGGGAAACGGGTCAAGCGAAGAACTGCGTTACGGCGGACGTGATTGAGCGCGCTGCACTGAAAGATGAAGAGCATGCCGCCAATTTTGCGCTAACTCATAGCAGTTGGGTGACGGATATCACACGCTACATTTGGATTAGCGCGGATGACGGTGCAGAGCATGATGGAACCGCAGGCTCGGGTGCTAGGGTGACCGGCAGTACCAGCGACCATATCATCAGTATTTCTAAATCTGGGGTACATGTGAAGTTCTCCAGTTTTGAACTCACTCCCGCAGTTACGACGGCAGATCAAGCGGCATTCTTCAATGGTATAGTAGTCAGTGCGCTTGTCTTTGATCGGATGCTCATTCACGGCTTCACTGCTGGTAGTGGACGGGGTCTATGGTTCAATGATGTGGATATGGCCAATGTCGTAGTTGTCAACAGCCTGTTCTATGATATATCTCATCGGTCTATTGGGACCACCGGTCCAACAAGAGACCACGTAATGAGGGTGTACAACTGCACCTCCGACACTACAAGCATGGCTTTCGAGATTGACGACTTTACCAGCGGCAGCAGGGACTACGACATTCGGAACAATCTCATAAAAGGCAGCCCGGCTCTTTTTAATTCACGTAGCGATGATGCCGGATGGAATGCCAGCTGCAACAAGAACATCACGAATGGTCGTTTTGCAGCTTCGCAAGGATTACCCGGTGACTTTATTGACAGCGCCACTTTCCAGGCCGGCACCGGCGGCTCAGGCACACGAGTGATGGTCGCGAATCTCACCGGTGGTTCTGAAGATTACACCATCTTGGAGGACTCCGACAATGCCGCACTGCACTACGGCGACAATCTGTCAGCAGTATCTCTACCGATGGATACCAGCCTTGGCTTTGACATCATCGGAACTGTGCGATCTACGTTCAGCCCCTGGGATGCAGGAGCATTCAACTTGACGTTCCGCGGCACAAGCAAGACCATCAGCGCAAGTCGACGCCGAATGATGACAATGCAGACGCCGGCGGTCGGACCGATAGATATTATCGAGGTAACGGGCCTGCCGGCGGACTTCCCCCACAACTTCCTGTCTGTGCAGTTCTATGATGCTTCAGGCGACCAGATCGTCCCGACTGCCGGCACGATCCTCCTGGAGATCGAGACCGTCAGCGGCTCGCCCAACTTCGAGCTGATGGTCGACGGCGTGGTCGACGCAACCAATCCTGCGACGCTCACCTGGGCGGCTAACACCCATTCGCTGCGAGCAACCCCCACCGGGCTGGAAGACGGCGGTGTGAACAGCTGGCGAATTGTCGCAACCTTCAACCGGACCTGATCCATGACTCTAGGCAGAGTATACGGCGGCGGCAAACAGAAGCCAGACGGCTCACAGGTAGTGCAGCTGGGGGACGGCCCACAGCTGGACGCCTTCGATCGCCTGCGCGTGTCGAACCCTACCGGGCTGTTCGAGTCGACGATGACCTACGATGCACAGCCCCTGCTGTGGAACCAGAAGTTGACGGCTACGGGCACGGCAACCTACGTGCAGGACGAGTCTGCGGTGCGAATGACAGTCGCTGCACAAAATGATGTGGTTGAGCGGCAGACCAAGTCGTTTTTCCGATACCAGCCCGGGAGATCCCAGCTGGTCTACATGACGTACAACTTCGGCCAAGGCAGTGCTAGCGTGCGCAAGCGCGTTGGCTACTTCGACAGCGAGAACGGCATCTTCCTGGAAGAGATCAACGGCAGTCTGTGGATCGTGAAGCGCAGCAATGTCACCGGTACTCCGGTGGATACTCGCATCGCACAAGCTGATTGGAACTTGGATAAGTACTCCGAGCTGGATCCGACCAAGGCCCAGCTGTTTGCGATCGACATGGAGTGGTTGGGCGTTGGCCGCGTGCGTGTGGGCTTCATCATCGACGGTCAGTTGCGGTATGCTCATGAGTTCCTGGAGCAGAACGCCCGGGAGACTGTGTACATGTCGACGGCGCAGCTGCCGGTTTACTTGACGATAGAGGCCATTAGCACACTGACGACCAGCAACTCCATGACGGCCATTTGCGCGGCGGTCATGAGTGAAGGCGGACAGGACACAAATGTGGGTTTCCCATTCTCGACCCGAACAGGGGACTCGTTAGTCGCTGTCGATGGAACTCGGATCCCCGTTCTGAGCATCCGACCCAAGGCGACGTTCAACGGGCGTGTAAACCGCACGCTTTTGACCCGGGGACTGATCGAGATTCTCAACGATGCGGCCATCGCGATCGTGGATGTGATCTACGACGGTGTGCTGACCGCTGGCTCCTTTGCCTCCGTGGATGACGAATCCACAACGGAAGTCGATACCTCAGCGACTGCAGTCACCGGCGGCATTGTGATCCGATCGTTCATGGTGGGCGCTACCAATCAGGCGAACAACACCGGCGGCGTGGACCTGACTGGGCGACTGCCGCTGGCTCTGGACATCGATGGCGCGAATCCCACCAATCTGACTATCGCTATCACCAACATCGGGGGCGCCGCATCAGTCCTTGGCGCTGTGTCTTGGCAGGAGTATCGTTGATGCTCCAGCGGGCGGCCCAAGAACCTCAGACCCTGGAAAAGCAGTCCGTTTAGGACGATACTCTAGCCATCATGACAATACCCACCCAAAAAATCAAGATGGGCGAGACGATCACGGCCATCTTGACGAACGTGAAGACTGGCAAGAAGCGGGTCATCGGCGGTGCTCCCGAGACGAAGCACAAATACAGGGTCAAGATCGAAGTCTATGACTTGAAGACCGGAGAAATCATCCACACCCACGAGGAATACAGATGAGAAGCATCGAAGAGAAGTTGAAGATCCGGAGTAGCGTCATAGCGGTCCTGGAGAACCAAATCACGGGCGAGAAGAAGGTCTTCAAGACCCACAACATCGTCACCGACGCGGGCGACTTGTACTACGCAGAGCGTGGCGCCCTGCTGACCTCCGGCACACCAATCGGTCCGGTCCCCACCAACTTCACTGACGCCAACGGCGTGCCAGACATGATCATGGAGATGTACGACAACACTCCTGCGAACAACGCTCCGGACAAGGCCGCAAATCGCTCCGACCTGCTCGGCACGCTTGCAACAGGATCCGATCAAGTCATCGACAGTACTTATCCCAAGGTCAATGACGGAGACTCGAACAACACCGGCGCAGGCACGGACATCATTACGTACCGGGTCAGTTACGCTACCGCTGATGCAAACCTTGCTGATATCACTGACCTGATTTTGACGAATCCGTCTCCGGGTGCATCGGAACCTGTGATCATGCACGCGGAATTTGCGGCCTCGTTCACCAAGACTTCGTCGGATACTCTGAAGGTCTTCGTGAATCATCAGATGAGTGGGGTATAAGCCATGGGTCGTTTAGAAGACCTTCGCGCCGAATTGGATGCAGGCCATCCAGATACGGGCGCCTACGACGCTAATGATGCGTTGGCTGCGGATCAGATCAACGTAGTCAATAGAAGTGTGAATAGGGACACGATGGAAGCAACAGAAGTGCTTCAGGCAGTGGTTCCTGCGGAATATACAGTTCTGGCGGCTGACAAAAAAGCAGAACTGTTTGGCTTGCTTGGAATGGGCACACTGAATCCATTTGGCAAAGAAGCCGATCTGATGATCGATATTTTTGGCGCTGGAAGTAGCACGATCGCTGCTCTTGCAGTGTTGCGGAAAAGAGCTGTCAGCAGAGCTGAGGAATTGGGACTTGGCAAAGTTCGAGCTGGAACTGTAGCACAGGCGAGGGCACTCTGATGGTCAACAAACTCTACATCAATCCCGAGACCGCGATTGATTGGTCTGACGCGACTACTGGCGGTGCCGAACTCATGGATGCAGGCGGGTTGGCCGCAGACGCCGTGGTCATGGGTTCGTTCCTCGATCGTGGTGCTGGAGCGCAGCCCGCAGACTACATGTATGAGGTGACTATCGACGGGTTCGATACCGCACCAGTAGTCGGTGAGTCGGTGCTGTTTTATCTGTCATTCAGTAATGCTACGACGAACTTCGACGGCAACCCTACTACGGATCCGACGACGACTGCGGAAGGCACGATGACGACAGATCAATTGCGAAATGTCAAGCTGGTGGATGCCGCTAGTGTCTACTCGACGACTGCAGCCAATGAACTCAAAGTTTCGGGGATCATTCATATCCCGCACCGGTATGTAGCGCCAGTACTTCATAACAACACAGCCGACGCTCTATTGTCTACATCGGATGCGCATAAGGTCGTGTTGACACCGATCCCGCCTGAACTCCAGTAATGGTCAACAAGCTCTACGTCAATCCCGAGGCATCGCGGACGTGGACCGATGCCGCCACTGGCGGAGATGAACTCCTGGACCTCGGTGGGCTGGCTGCTGACGGCGTGGTGATGGGCTCGTTCCATGATCTCGGTGTCGCTCCGCGCTCCGAGTTCTACATGTACGAGTTGTTCATCGACAGTTTCGACACAGTGCCCGTAATCGGTCAGGGGATTCTAGCCTACTTGTCGTTCAGCAACACCACGACAGGCTTTGACGGCAAGCCAACGACCGATCCGACGACGACAGCTGAAGGCGTGATGACGGCAGACCAATTGCGAAACTGTTTGTGGTTGGATGGAGCGTTGGTGTATTCGACGGGCGTAGGGAACGAGATGAAGATCTCAGGGAAGGTGAGGATCCCGTTCCGCTACGTCTCGCCGATAGTTCATAACGATACGGACGATCCCTTCGATTCAACAAGTGAGTCCCATTCGTTCATTCTGACTCCAATTCCACCTGAACTTCAGTAGAAATGGGTGTTACAACATTTCACCAACTAGCGCGGCGCCCTAGCTACAGGCAGGGCTTCGCTCGCAGTCCTGGGGAATCTCGGTTTCCGGAAGACTGGGTGGGCTTGATTGGAGCGTGGGTGCCTGGATTGGGTTATACAGGTTTGGTCGTCCCCAATCTAGCTCCCAGTTCACGGGGAAGACATGACGCCACTTTCGCAGGAACCAATCTTCCAACGTGGCGAGCGAGCAGCAAGGGACCAGGGATAGATTTTGATGGTGACGGTACTAATGGTGGTTATCTGGCCATCGACGATGGCGACAACTTCCAGATCGAGACGCCCGACGGTTCTGCTGTCAGTGAGTGCACCCTCTGTGTGTGGCTAAAGCCTGATAACATCGGCCCCGGAGATATGCGTATCTTCGTGAAGGCCAATGGTGTCCAAGAAGCGGATCATGTTTTCATGCTGTCGTACGCCAGTACCGACGGCCAAGTGCGTTGGCGTTTGAAGGCCGGGGGATCTACATCAACACAAGTAGCTAACTCTGGCGAGGGTGCGCCGGAGGGGCTGTGGACCCACTTAGCATTTCGGTATGACGGTGCTGAGATGCGGATCTATGTCAACGGCGTTCAGTCTGGATCTATTTCCAAGACCGGAACGATTGATAACACTCTTGTTCGTGGAACAGCCATTGCCCGCAACGGTGGAGACCCCTATGGCGAGTACAACGGGATGATCGACGATGTCCGTGTGTACACGCGGGCCCTTGCGGAGAGCGAGATCAAGGCAATGGCCGCTCATCCGCTGCGCATGTTCGAGCTGCGCAGCCGGACCTTAGCAGTAGCACCCCCTGCTGGGGCAGCACTTGTGCAAGTAATCAACGAAGTCGAGGAGATTTCTGAGACTGTCGAGCAGCACTTGGCCATGACTCGCATGATGAACGAGGTGGTAGAGATAGTCGAGACGACAGTTCGTCCCAGGACCATGGTTCGTTTGGTCGATGAGATAGAGCAGATCGTCGAAGCTACGAACCGAGTGCTGGGTACGGTCCAGATAGTGAATGAGGTCATTCAGATCGTCGAAGCTACGAACCGAGTGCTGGGTACGGTCCAGATAGTGAATGAAGTGATCGAGATCGTGGAAACCACTCTTCGGCTGCGGGCGATGGTGCGATTGGTGAACGAGACGGTCGAGATCGTGGAGCAGATCCAAGCCTCTCGGGCAATGACTCGGGTTATTGATGAGACAGTCGAGATCCCTGAGACTACCGCAATCAAACTCGGTATTATTGGGGCCGGCCCTGTCGTCAATGTAGACGTAGTACTGGCCGACTTGAACGTTGATGTGATTCTGCCGGCCTCAAACATAGGGGTGAGCATCTAATGGCCATACTTCTGAACATTTGCCCGGTCGCGATCGACCTGTGCATTAGCCGGGGCGACACGACTCCCTGGACCTTCACAATCCTAAAGGCGGACGGCGTGACTCCAGAACCCATTACCGGTTTCTCGTACTTGCTGACCGTGGATCCGTCTGATGAGCCAGTGGACTCTGTGAATAACCTATTCCAGTTGACCGGGACTATTACGGACGGCCCCAACGGGGTGGTGCAGTTCGAACTGACGGCGGGCGACGCGGATCAGACCCCTAACGAGTACTTCTTCGACCTGCAACAGACGGACGGATCCAGTAAGATTCGAACCATTGCCAAAGGTACGTTCGAGTTCAAACAGGACATTACCAAGTAGAAATCATGGGAACAGTATCCACACTAACTATCGGTTCAAACACGTATAGCGTTTATGCGCTCACGGCGGACCCAGTCAATGACGCCAACGACTACTTCAGTGCACGTCTGGGCTCTGATGCGTGGACTGATGCGTCAACTGCCAATAAAAAGCGTGCGTTGGTTAGCGCAGTGAGATTTCTTGACCGCGCGGTTACATGGTCGGGAGAGCAAACGGATACAGTCACGCCGCAGCCGCTTCAGTGGCCTAGGGATGGGGCCGCGTGCAGTGGTGTAGCCGTTGCAGATGGTACTACGCCCGACGCTTTTGCCAACGCGGAATTCGAACAGGCCCTGATTTTTCTGGACGACGCCACCGAACAGAGCAGCACTGGCACCGGCAGTAATGTGAAGCGAGTCAAGGCCGGCAGCGCCGAAGTTGAATTCTTCACCGGCACCGCGGGCACCGGCAGCGAAACTCGCCTGCCCACCGTGGTCAATGACCTCGTGGGCTGCTACATTGAAAGCAGCGGCATTTCCGGCGGCGCCTGGGGCACCACTGAGGTTGTTGACTACAGCAAGGACGATTTCGACCTGAGCCAAGGACTCCCATGATCAGTCTACATGTGACACTCTATACCACTGAAGAGGGCGACCAGTTCAAGGTCATGAAAGTGAACGACGAAGGCACCCTGGTTGACATGACCTCCGCCTACGATGTGACCTCCGTCCAGACAGAAGACGGTCGTAATGGTTGGACAGTAGTCCCCAAGTCGGATGAACGCACAGAGCGACACCTAACAGGAGCAGAATTGTAGTGGGTATCAAGATTGCCAACATCAATGTCTCGAAGATCATCAAGCGTGAGATTGGAGACAACACACTGAAAGATCCGGCGCATGTCGTGGTCCTGATCAGCTTCACCGGAGGCGCACGCACGGGCAACAACACCGGCGGCAAGAACCGGACAAGCACGAACCACACCGCCAAGGGCTTCATCGATTCCACCGACATCAAGAGCGTCAAGGGCACGCTGGTGGAAGACGGCGATGTGATCATTCAGCTGGTCGGCGACAGTATCCAGAATTCGGCCGTGCCCAAGGTGCAGGACAGGATTACCATTGAGGATGCGACGTACCGCATCAAGAGCCTGGACCGCGACCCGGCTGCCGCGATGTATACTTGCCTGTGCAAGGCCGTGTAAACCGATGGTACGCCTGCACATCCAGAGCTGGTCGAGGCGATGGATCCGGGACCACTATCCCGAAGTTGCTGTGAGGCTGGGACTCGTGAACGGAGTTACCAACCTGCGCAAGTTCGGCAAGAACCCGGACGTGGATATCACCGGGCTGCCTGAAACTGTATGGAACGACGATGGGCTGTACCCGTTCCAGGCTGGTACGTTCTCGCTGGAAGTTCTCAGTTCGTCCACCGAAGACGGCGCCGGTGGATCCACCGGCGCGCTCACGCTGACGGTTCAGGGGCTGGCCGGCACCGACTGGTTGTTGGCGGAAGAAACTGTCACGCTGAACGGCACGGGGATCGTGACTTTCGCGCGCACGGACTGGCGGCGCGTGTTCCGCGCGTTCGTGGTAACGGCAGGTAGTGCAGGCTCCAACGTAGGCACCATTACCATACGGCTGGCATCCGCAGGTGCAACGCAGGCGGTGCTTAGTGCCGACCGGGGGGCAGACGCAGCAAGCTATGTACACTATCGCCGGCAACCTGACCGGCCTTATTACATCCTGGCAAGGCAACTTCGCAAAGAGCGGCGCCGCGGCCGAAATAGAGCTTGGCCTATTCACCAGGGACAATAGCAACGGAGGCGGTGCATGGCGACTCCGCGGTACGATGGGGTTACGCGAGACGGGCACTTCGTCGTACATCGAAGATCGATTCGATGCGCCGATCGTAGTGGGACCTAAGACTGACATCGATATTCGCATCACGGAAAACGACACGACCAACTCGTCGGTGTGCAGTACCTTTGAAATTCTGATGGTCGAGACCGCGCTGATACCCTGACCTATGGCTACTATTGATCCCGAATCCCGAATCGAAGCCCTGATCGTGGGCGCCGAGACCGCGTTCCAGCGGGAGTTCCTGGCCGCGCTGCGCGCGATCGAGGGAAGTATCAGCCTGGATGAACTGGCTATTCTGCTGGAGCAGGCCCGGTTCGCTGAAGCATTCGAGATCATCAGCCTTGCCGCCGCGCGCTTGGGCTCGGTGTGGGTCGAGCAGTTCGTACGGGCGGGCATCGATACGGCCAACTTCCTGACGGAAAACGAGATCATCATTGGCTTCGATCAGACAAACACCCGGGCCGTGCAGGCCATGCGCTCGAACCAACTGCGGCTGGTCACCAATTTCACTGAGCAGCAGCGCCGGTCTACCCAGGCCGCCCTGATTGACGGGATTCAACAGGGCAAGAACCCCCGTGAGATCGCTCGTGCTTTCCGAAGTTCCATTGGGTTGACCGAACAGCAGGAACGCTGGGTGCGGAACTACGAGCGACAGTTGCGGGATCTGGATCGCGGGGCCCTGGCCCGAGAGCTGCGCGACAGCCGGTTCGACCGGACGGTCCGCGGGGCCATCAATCGCGGGGAGCCTCTCTCCCAGGCCCAGATCGACAAGATGGTGGACCGCTACCGCAAGCGGGCGCTGAAGCTGCGGTCGGAGACCATCGCCCGGACCGAGGGCCTGCGCGTGGCCCACGAAGGCACGGACGAGATGTACCGGCAGGCGATCGAGTCGGGCCAGCTCCAGGGTGATCAGCTCATCCGGATTTGGGCCACGGCGGGCGATGAGCTGGTCCGGGACTTCGGGGCTGGCGCCCAGACCAGCCATCGGACCATGCACGGCCAGCGGAGGCTGGTCGGCGAGCCCTTCGTGAGCGGCGCCGGCAATCTCACGCTGCACCCCGGCAGCTTTGGGGTGGCCCTGGAGGACATCAACTGCCGGTGCCTTGTCCAAACACGGATCCTGAAACTGAGCGAATTGGGTGCGGTCGGCGCCGCCATCCTGTAAACGGCTTGAAATCACAGACCAGAAAGCCGATCCTGAATCTGACCCCCAAGAGCGAGATCCCTTCATGGCCGGAAAACTATCGCGTAACACCCTCATCCTGAACGCGGATCTGCGGAATCCCGAGGTCGACGCCGGGACCTTCGTCTCGCCGACTCTGACTACTCCGGTCCTGACCAATCCGGCCGTCACCACCGGAACCTTCGACACCCCGGCCCTCACGACTCCGACCCTGACCGGCGCCCTGACGGGTGGAACCCTGGATACGGACTTGGCGGGTGCTGCGGCGGCCATCGATGGAAACATCGTCGAAGCGGACACCAACCCCACCGTCCTGCCGACCAACGCGACTGTGGCTGTAGTCGGCCCGCAGGTCAAAAAGTTGACTGTCACCCTGGCCGCAGATACTCTCAGCATGACAGCCGCGAACGACTATGGAGGCCTCCAGCTCTCCGACGATTTACCGGCCGCCTACCGGATTGTTGCCACCAAGCTGGCCCTGACCTTCACGCACAGTGATCTGGCCGGCGATGCCAGCACGGTCGATGTGGCTGTGGGTACTGTCGTTACAGCTAGTACCGACTTCAGCAACGCAGGCGAAGATGACTTGCGCGGCAAGATCGATGCAACCGGCACCACGACCGGCACTGTCACTGGTGCGGCAGCCGTTGGGGCCGCGGAAGTCCCCGGAGTGACCACGGACTTGTTCTTGAATGCCTCCAGCCCCGTAACCTCGGGCACCGGCGTCCTGACGCTTACCGGCACTGTTGAAGTTTGGTACGTCCCCCTCCTGTAATGGCTGAGTTTCGCACGGACGCTACGATTCTCAAGGTCAGCACCGAGCTGGGGTTGATCTTCGGCTGGGCCATGATCTGCAAGGTGGCCGACGAGAATGGCGACTTCTACGACTCGGACGGCGAGCACTTCGAGGAGCAGGCCATGCTGGAGGCTGTAACGGACTTCGCCAAGTCCAAACGGGTAGCCTGCGACATGCACGCGCGGGACGGCAACAAACAGCCAATTCAAGACGGCGCAGTAATTCATCATTTTCCCCTGACCAGCGAAATAGCGAAAGCCCTGGGCATCATCACCCCCTACTCTGGTCTGCTGATTGCGATGGCTCCCGATAGCCCAGAGCTGCTCGAAAAGGCCAAGAACGGCGAATACACGGGCTTTTCCATCGGCGGGGAGTACCTGGAGGTAATCGACGAATGAGCAGCCATGCACAAGATCCGGTCAAGCCCAAGCGGCGGCGTCGGATATCGAAATTCCGCCTGGATGAAATCAGCCTTGTGGACAACCCCGCCCACGGTCCTGCACGCATTGCAATCCTGAAGCGTGCGGCGGATACTGTCACCGTGGAGCCAATCCAGAAAAACCGGCTGGCTATGACCACCTTCACCGGCGGGCACTCCCACAGCATCGTGCTGATCAGTGCGTCCAGCGAGGGAATGGCCGAGCTGAAGGCTGGGCAGACTAGCTTCGCCGACGGCCACGTTCACGACTGGATCATGGACGATGCCGGCAACATTCTCATTTCTGATGCAGAAGGTCACAGCCACGGGCTATCCGCCCTGGTCAAGGCCGACGAAAGCATCACCAACGAAATACTGGCCGAGGGCTTTCTTGCCTCGCTCGCGTCAGACGAAACCCAGGCAAGTGCTACCGCCGAGCCCCTCGGCGAATCCGGAGACATCACCATGTCGAAGAAAGAAAAGGTCACCGAAGAGACGGTGATCACCCCCGAAGAGCTGGCGAAGTCCGAGCAGCGCGCTGAGCGTGCCGAGCAGATCGTCAAGCTGTCCCCCGAGCAGCGCGCCCATTTCGACGGGCTGGAGTCTGAGGGCCAGGGCGAGTTCCTGAAGTCCGAAGACAAGGACGCGATCGTCAAGAACGCGACCGAAGCCGATCCCGTCGTTTACACCTCGCGCGATGGCGATAGGTTCCTCAAGTCAGACGACCAACGACTGGTCAAGGCTGCGCAGCGCGCGGACAAGGCCGAAGAGCGCGTCGAGAAGTCCGAGAAGCTGGCGAAGCGCGCCGGGTTCGAGAAGCAGGCCGGCGAAGAGCTGAAGCACCTGACCGGCGAGATCGGCCCGAAGGCTGACCTGCTCGAAGCTATCGAGACCCTTCCGGTCGAGAAGCGCGAGGACGTCACGGCAATTCTGCTCTCCAAGGACGCGGGCATGGCCAAGGCGTTCGAGACGCTCGGCACGAGCAACGATGGCAACGGTGAAGGCGCCGACGCTCATACCCTGATCACGGGCATCGCCAAGGGCCTCATGGAGAACGATTCCACCCTTTCCCCAGAGCGCGCCTACACGGTAGCCCTGGATACCCCCGAGGGCCTCAAGCTGCACTCGCAGCTGGCCGGCTCCTAATCTACCGAGGAAAAGAAAATGGCAACTGCCGAGAATCTCCAGACTCTTTCCGCGACGGCCGGCGAAGCAATTGCGATCTACCGGTTTGTCTCTCTCCAGTCCGACGGCAAGTACGATGTAGGCGTCGGCACGGACGACTTCCTGGCCGAAGGCGTTAGCGCCGAAGCCGCAGCCGCTGATGGCGACCTGTTTGCGATGGCCCCCTGTGGACAGCCTGCGATCATGAAGATCGAAGCCGCAGAAGCAATCTCCGTCGGCGACCTTGTCGGTGCTCAAGGATCCACGGGCAAGGCCCTGGTAGCCAATACTGTCGGCGCAAGCAAGTACAGTCACGGCCGAGCACTCGAAGCCGCTGCTGCTGATGGCGACATCATCAGCATCCTCCTGCACGTGGCCGGACGCCAAGTGTAAATCACCCCAACCCCCTAAGGAAACAGAAACATGGCACCTATCAACCAGCCGGGTCGCGGTGACGTTCATGTCGATCGGCCACTGACCACGATCGCAATCGCGTTCGCTCAGAACCCCGAGGCATTCATCGCTGATCGGGTCTTCCCTGTCTTGTCCGTCGCAAAGCAGACTGACAAGTACTTCACCATCCCTCGCGGAGCTTGGTTCCGTGACGAGATGAAAAAGCGCGCCCCCGGCGCCCTGTCCGCTCAGCGCACCCACGAGGTAAGCACGGACAGCTACGCCTGCGATGTGTGGGCACTGCACGAGATGCTGGCCGATCAGGTCCGGGCGAACTACGATTCCCCGCTCCAGGCCGACCGCGAGATGACCGAAGGGCTGTCTCAGGCGGGCATGATCCGGAAGGAACTCCAGTGGGTCACCGACTTCTTCGGAAGCGGCCTCTGGACGACCGACCAGACCGGTGTTGACTCCGCGTCCCCGTCTACCAATGAGGTAGGCCGCTGGGACCGCGCGGACTCGACCCCGATTGAGGACGTTCGCGCCGGTAAGCGTCGGGTGCAGGCACGCACGGGCTTCAGGCCCAACAAGATGGTCGTGGGCCGCGAGGTTTACGACGCTCTGTTGGATCACCCCGACATCGTCGGGCGCTTGGACCGTGGACAGACGAATGGCCCCGCCATCGTCATGCGCCAGAACTTGGCCGCCCTCTTCGAGCTGGAAGAGGTTCTGGTCATGGACTCGGTCGTCAACTCGGCAACTGAAGGTGCTGCGGACAGCATCGACCTCATCGGCGGCAAGTCCGCTCTGCTGGTCTACTCCGCGCCGAGCCCCGGGCTCTACGTCCCGAGCGCCGGATACACCTTCTCTTGGACCGGCCTCTTGGGCGCCGGTGCTCTCGGCATGCGCGTGAAGCGCATCCGCGACGAGAAGCGTGAGTCCGACATGATCGAGATCCAGATGGCCTTCGACCAGAAGCTGGTCTCGGCCGACCTCGGTCAGTTCTACATCACGATCGTCAACTGATCGTAAGGCCCGGAGCTATAGCCGGGCCACCCCATTTACCCCTGGCGAACATCATGACGAGCGTTGTAAACACCCAGATTTATGGCCACTACGCTGTAAACGTATCGGATACCGCGCACGCGGGTGGTGAAGCTGACGCTCTTTGGTGTCCAGAAGCGGGCATCGTTCAGTTGATCCGGCCAGATACCACGCAGGTTCCGGTCACTGTGACTGCCGGTACTTTGCTGCCACTGAGGCATGTTCGAATTGAAGCGACAGGTACTACCGTTGCAGATCAAGCCCTACTTGTCGCTCTCTACTTGCGTAAGCCCTAACCCTACACTGATCCAATGAGTTTCAAGACCAGACAACAGGGCCGTTCTAGCCAACTGCGTGACGGTTCTCCCCTCGTCGTTCCATTTTCCACCAATGGCGTTGACTACCAGCTGGTAACAGCCCAGAAGGTGACGCTGAAGCTGACGGCCCAAGTGGTCACCATCACGGCCGCCCTCGACTATGGTAGCGTTCAGCTGCTGACGTGGCCAGACCGGAACCTGCACATCCTCGGCATGGAAGTTGACCTGGAGCTGACCAAGGGCAACACCGCTACGGGCATCGTTGCGGCCACCGACCTGGACGTGGGCATCGGCTCCGCGGCGGCTTCGGCTCAGACGCTCGCCACGACCATGATCGACTACCTGGAAAAGCAGGACCTGGACGCGAGTGATCTCACCCCGGCGCTGCAAGTCAACGTCTTGGGACAGTCGACCGCGACCTTCCCGAAGCAGTTGGCCGACTCGGCCACGAATAAGATGTACCTGAACATCGGCCTGCCGACTCCGGTAACAGTCGACGACACGGTGACGGCGGCCGGCACTATCGACTTCTACGTCATCGACATGGGCAACGGAATCAGCTAAACCCGCATCATGAGACACTGGAAACAACACTGGGATCCCACAGCGGATCTTGTCGCGAAACGCCGCCTCCGTATGGGCGACGACCCCAAGAAGCCTTTTGTCCTGCCCGGCGAGATCATCTCACAGGCACAGCGCGAGAAGCTGGGCCTGAACCGTCTTCGCCGGTGGTTCGAGAACGGCACTCTAGAGCAGGCCGACTTCAAGCCGGTTGAGGCGCAGCGCCGGCTAGCGTTGCAGACGCGCAGCGAGGCCCCTGTCGCCGTCCTGGAGCAGGAGGAAGCCGGCCTCGATACCGTTGAGAAGCTGATCGACGAGGTGATCGAACCCAACGTCCCCGCCGAGAAAGCATGGGATCAGGTCGAGAAGGATCAAGCGCGCGAAGACCGCAACCGCAAGGCGCGGGAGAAGCGCGCGGCGGACAAGAAGGCCGAAGCCAAGCGCGTGGAGCGCAATCGTAAAGCGCGGGAGAAGCGCGTAGCTGCAAAAGCAGCGGAGCTAGAGTGAGTGGTCAGCCGGCGTGTGCGCGTAGTGATTGCGGGCCTGAATCGGTTCGTCGAGCAGATTATCAAAAAGCTGGTCCTGGATATCGTCGCCAACCTCCAAGCGGCTCCCAGTGAAGGCGGCACCCCAGTGCTCACCGGTTGGGCCCGAGCCAACTGGGTGCCCAACATCGGCAGCGCCTTGGATCAGACGGCGGGCACCCGGGCCCAAGCGGAGGCCGGCCAACTGTCGGGCGCCAGTGCGGCAGGGGTCGCCCAGGTGGTGACAGAATACAAGCTGGCCCGGGGACCCGTCCACATTACGAACAACGTCCCTTACATCCTCAAACTAGATGCCGGGAGCAGCAAACAGGCCCCCGCGGGCTTCATCCGCCGGGGCATTATCAAGGCCATTCGGGTTGATTTGGTAGGCAGATGACGACTCTCAACGAAGCGCGCGGAATCATCTATACGGCCTACCTAGCCGACGCAGGGCTTGATACGGCACATCTGACCCTGGACAATGAGCACTTCGATCCTCCGGAACTTGAAGCCTGGGCCCGCCTGGTGGTCCGGCACGCCGGAAGGGCCCAGGAGTCCCTGGGCGGCGTGGGCCTTCGGAAGTTCGAATCCGTGGGCACGGCCATCATCCAGTGTTTCTCGCCCCTTGAAGATGGGGCCGAAGGGGCCGATACTCTAGCGCAAGTCGCCATGGGTATTTTCGAAGGAAAGACCCTCACGGGCGTCCGATTCACAGCTGCGGCTCCGATTGAAATCGGGGCGGGCGATGATTTCTACCAGATCAATGTGGAATGTTTCTTTTCATACACTGAGCTGAAATGAAGGCTGACGAGCAGAAAGCCAAGCTGAATTGGCAACGGAGTAATTAGTCATGGCGAGAGTGCTTACGAACAACGTGGTCTTGCAGTACACGGTCGAAACCTCGATCGGTGTCCTGCCGGGTTCTCCGCTGTGGTTCCTGCTGGAGCCGAATACCATCAGCGCATACGGTGCCTCCATCACGACTGTCGCACGTCGTCCTATCGCTATCCAGCGAGGTCGCAAGAAGGGCACCGTGGTCAACCTGGAGAGCGCGGTAGAGTTCGAGGCCGATCTCACGATGGAGTCCTTTGAAGACTTCGCCGAAGGCTTTGTCTTCGCTGAGTATGCCAATGTTGGGTTCGACCTAAAGGACGGTACGGGCACGATCCCGCCGCCGGCCGTCGGGACCACGGATGACTTCACCGTAGACAGCGTTAGCGTTGGACTTGCCGCCAAAATGGTATTTGTCGCCGCAGCTGGCCGAAGCCTGGTTTATGCCAAGGGCTATACCAATGCCGCGAACAACGATATCCACGAACTGAATGCTGACGTAGCCTCGACTGATACGACCATTCAGGTCGCAAGTACTCTAGTAACTGAAACGCCCGCTACCAGCGCAAGTCTGCAAGTGGCCGGCATTCGAATCGGTGATACCGACCTAACGTTCACGAAGTCCGGTTCGACCGCCACGCTGGTCTCGGCCGCGGACGTGGCCGACTGGACCGTCCTGGGCCTGCTGCCTGGACAGTTTATCCACATAGGTGGAGCATCTAGTGCGGGTGCTGTGATCAACGCTTTGAAAGCCTCGGCGTCGGAAGACACCTACGGTTATGCGCGCATCACTAGCATCAGCACTGCCACGCTGAACCTGGACAAGCTGGATTCCAATCTCGGCGCAAGCGCCGATAACACGGGCGAAGGCGATTGTGACATCCTGTTCGGCCGCTTCCTGCGCAACGTTGCAGTGACCGCGGATGCGGATGACAGCCGCTACCTGGAGCGCAGCTACCAGTTCGAGGCTGTCTTCCCCGACCTGGGCGGAGCTGGCACCGATGAGTACGAGTACGCAATCGGCAACTTCGCGAATGAGCTGGCCCTGAGCCTGCCGCTGAACGACAAGGCTGTTGCTACCTGGGGCTTCATCGGCACCAATGCCGATGACATTACGACCACGCGGAAGACCGATGCGGACGCGGGTGTCAGCCCACTGCGAACCGTTGCACTGAATACGGCCAGCGACATTGTTAGCCTAACGACCGACCTCATCACCCTGGCGTCGGATGTATGCTTCAAGAGCCTGACGCTGACCATCCGCAACAATGTGACCCCCGAGAACTGCCTGGGTACACTGGGCGCTTCCTTTGTGAACGCCGGCCTATTCGAGGTAAACCTGGAAGGCCAGATGCTCTTCACCAACTCGGAGATTGTTGACGCCATCAAGGCGAATACCACAGTGACGTTCGCAGCCATCCTGGACAATGAAGACGGCGCCCTGGCGCTCGATCTTCCGGCGCTGACCTTCGGCGGTGGAGACCGGGAATACCCGGTAGATCAGTCCGTGTTAGTCAACGTCACTGGCGAAGCATTCAACGATCCGGACGGGACCATCCCGAACGTGTCGCTAGGCATCAGCCTCTTCCCTCGCGTGCCGACCGCCTAACCCGTAACACAAGGACCCGAACCGATGTTCAAGAACCTGGACAAGTATACCCTCTCCGGCAACTCCGTCACGAGATTCTCTATGCCCGCCCTGGGCGCCAAGGCTGTCCTGCTCCTGGCCCCCGCCCTCGAATGCAACTCGCAGTACTACAATGCGATGCTGAAAATGAGTGGCCAGCGTCAACGCCAACTCCTCAAGTCGAAGTCCGTCACGGCGGCTGACATCGACATGGCTCGCGATGAGGACCGCGTGCTGTATCCCCGGTACGTGATCAAGGGCTGGGAGAACGTCGAAGGCGACGGCGAAGGCTTGGACGAGAACGGCCACGTGCCCTTTACCCGAGAGAACGCACAGAAGCTATGCCACCAGCTGCCCCTGGAGCTGATGGATGACGTGCGCAATGAAGCGAGCACACCTTCGCGGTTCTACGCCGATGACGAGATCCCGGCGCCTGACGCCGACGAGCTGGCGGGAAACTAACCGCGCGGCTCATCTACGAACTGACTCACCAGCGCGATGGCTGGGCGTCAGAGTCGGGCCAGTACCAAAAGGCCCGGGGTACCGGAGGCCGCGCCCAGAAGTTCATCGAAGAGGAGCCCCCGCTGGTGCGCGGGGATGAACTCTATCTGCTAGCGTTCGACGCTCTCTCCAGCGAGCGGTACTTCGGTACCGCCATCGGCCCGATCCCATGGTCGAAAATCGTTTTGTATGGAGAAAAGAAGGGCCTGGATTATACTATGTGTAGCGTCTTCGAACACGTGCTTCGTGAGATGGATGAGGCATATTTGAAGTGGTCGCGCGACCAGCAGGCCACTCGCCTCGCGCAAGCAGGAAAAAAAAAGAAATAGTTCCAAGTGGCCGAGCAGACATTTAGGATCCAGGTCGTCGTCGACCCGAGCCGGGTGCCCTTGGGCACGCGGCCGATTTCTCGTCAGTTGACGAAGATCGAGGCCCAGGCCGCCCGGGTGCGGAAGAGCCTCGGGCTCACGTTTGCGGCCCTAGCCGGTGGAGCCATCATCTTCGGCGCCATTCGGAACATGGCCAAGTTCGAGGAGTCCATCGCTGTCGTCCGAGCGGTGACCAAGGCCACGGCCGGTGAGTTCGAAGTGCTTCGAGACCGTGCCCAAGAGTTGGGCATTACCACCAGATTCTCGGCTACCCAGGCCGCGGACGCCATGGTTCTGTTGGCCCGAGCGGGCTTCAGCGTGGCCGAGACCATGGAGGCCGTGGGGCAGACCCTGCTCCTGGCCCAGGCGGGCGGGCTGGCGATGGCAGAGGCCGCCGACATTACTGCCAGCACCTTGCGAGGCTTTGGGCTGCAAGCCCGAGAGACTGCTCGCGTCACCGACGTGTTGACGGAGACCGCGAACAGTGCCAATACCAACGTGTCCCAATTGGGGCAGGCTCTGAAGTTCGTGGCGCCCATTGCCAAGGGGCTGGGTCAGACGCTTGAGATCACCAACGCAGCCTTGGGCGCGTTGTCCGACGCCGGCCTGAAGGGCACCCTGGCCGGCACCGGCCTGCGCCGGGTCCTGGCCGAGCTGGCGAGCCCGGGGCGTGAACTGACTGACATTCTAAACGCCGCCGAGATCCAGCTTTCGAAAGTGGATCCGACGGTTGTGAGCCTGACAGATGCTCTCGAAACCTTGAAGCTGGCCGGCTTCGATACCGGCGACGCCCTGGAGGTGTTCGGCCAACGTGGTGGCCCGGCCTTCGCCGTGCTGGTGGATAACATTCCGAAGATCCGCAAGCTGAACAAGGCCCTAAAGGATTCCGGTGGTGAGGCAAAGCGGGTCGCAGAGATCATGGATCAGACCCTGAGTGGGGCATTGTTCCGCGCGAAGTCCGCACTTGAGGGCTTCAACCTTGCCGTCGGTGAGGTGTTCGCGTCTCCCGTGGCGATTGCATTCCTGGATACACTCACTGACCTGTTTAGGCTTGTCGCAAGAAACGCAGATTTGCTCCAGGTCGCTCTGGTGGCTTTGGCCCTTGGGGGACTTGGAAAGCTGATCGCAGCCTTCAACGTACTCCTGGTAACCGCCATCCCGAAAGCCGTCGCTTCCTTGGTTGCACTTCGGGCTCAAGTATTTGCGACCCAAACATCATTCGTCGCCCTGAGGGCTTCTATCGGTGGTGCAATGGCCGTTGGGCCCTTCCTGGCTGTAGGAGCAGCCATGATTCCACTCGTGCGCGCAGTCCAGCAATACAACGCGAACATGAAAGAGCTGGGCGAGATTCTCAACAGAACTGAGGAGGACTCAAAGTTCGTCAACAAGGAATTCACCGCACAGTTGACACTGATGCGTGACATAGCACGACAAAGCCGCATCAATGCAGTCGGTCAGGGCAAGGATGGGAAGGCAACTGACGCACAAATTGCGAGACTTGCAGAGCTGGAGAAACGACTAGAGGCTCAGAAAAATGTCACCCAGGAGGTGACCGCCGCGCAGAGGGAAGCAAACGACCGTGAGCGGCGAGGCGCCGATATCACTGAGGCCGCTATCGCTAGGTTGGAGCGGCGTCGGGATGCGCTGGCAGCATTGACACAAGAAGATAAGATTCGGATCAAATTTGACGAACAAATTCAGCGAATAGAAGCAGAAGAGGCGTTACCTACCCCTAAAGAGAAAGAACGAATCCGTCTCTTGATTGAGGGGAATACGAAGTTGGCAGTGAGACAGCGTATTTTCGAAAGAATCACTGGTCCACAGAAAAAGTTCAATGAAGAGTTGACAGCACTGAAGAGCTTGCTTGATGATACCGTCATCAGCCAAGAAGCGTTCAACATAGAACTTCAGGCGATGCAGGACGCCTTGGTGCCTACCGCGCTAGAGGGTCAGCTGAATAGCCTTGAGATCTTGGAGAAGGAACTTACGGCACTGGAGCTGCGCGCCAAGATTGGTGATACAGTTGCCGACAAGATGGAGTTGGAGAATAAACTGCGCGAAGAAGGCGAGAAGATTACCAAGAATGTCGAAAATCGAATCAATAGGGTTATCAACGGAAAGCGGCGGCTAAATACTGAGACAAGGAAAGAAATCGAGCTTGAGCGCGAGCTAGCACGTCAACACCAGAAAGAAGAACGCCAACTGGATCGTCTGGAACGGCGCATCAAGTCGCAGCAGGCATTGAACGATCAGGTGAACTTGCTTCGGACCTTGTTTGATCAGGGCCGCCTAAGTGCCGCAGAGCTAGCGAAGGAACTGGAAAACGTAAAGTTGAAGGGCTTGGAAGCTAGCAATGAGCTGGGAGAAGGGTTCACCCGAGCGTTCATCAAGATGAAGCAAGAGGCCGAGGATCTGGCCTCTGTCGGCGAAAAGGTTGCAAACGTATTCGCGGACAGCATCACGGATGCACTGGCGCAGTTGAATGAGAAAGGTAAACTCTCGTTCAAGGATCTTGCTAAATCAATTATTGCGGACTTGGGTCGCATCCTCGCACGACTATTGGTCGTGCAGGCCATCAGTGCTGTGTTTGGCCCCAGCGGCCGAGCCTTTGGGCAGGGACCTTTTCCCTTCCCTGGAAAGCAAGAGGGTGGACCAGTCCAAGCCAATCGTAGCTTCATCGTCGGCGAAAACGGACCGGAGCTGTTCGTGCCAGACCGCGCGGGCACCATTGTGCCGAACGCCAAGGATGCGCCTCAGGCTCCCGCGCCCAACATCCAGATCGTGAACGTGCAGAGTGAAGACGATGTTCCCAACGCAATCAATGACGGTGGCGCTGACGAAGCCATCATCAACGCCCTCGCTCGTAACAAAGACCGAGTCCAGCAGGTGATCCAGTAATGCCATGCCAAATCGAAGTCGGCTCGGGCACCGCCCGAGCAACTAGCTATCACGACCTGATCAACAAGATCGTCAGCTTCCGCACTAGCCGCAACGTAGCCACCGTCGTGATCAACAACGGCGGCACCGGTGGCACCTACGTGATCGGCGACATCGTCGAGCTGACCCACGCGGGCGCGCACCTGGACGCCAAGTTCGAGGTGCTGACCGTCAGCGCCGGGCAGATCCTGACCATGCGCATCCACAGCAATGGCGCATTCGGCGACCGTGTAAACGGCAGCGTGACTATCAGTGCCGGGGGCACCGGCTACGCAGTGGGCGACATCATCGAGTTCGACTCGGGATCGTCCCGCTGTCCAGCGAAGGTGCAGGTCGATACCCTGAGCGGTAGCGCAGTGGCCACGGCCAGCCTGTTCGAGGATCTGGGCACCGGCGGGGGTGGCGTCTACTCCTCGCTGCCGTCCTACCCGACCGCGACGACCGCGGTGGGCCCGAACGGTGTGTCGGGCACCGGCTGCACGATCACCATGGGTGGATCAACCGGCATCATCGGCACGACCGGACTGGCCGTCACGGGCGGCGGAGGCACAGGCGCCACGGTCGACATCACCCTGGCTGAGACCGGCTGGACGGTTGATGGTCGGAACACGAACGATCGCAGCATCAACAGCGTCCTGAATGAAAAGTCCGTGGTGCTGGTCGGCGACGCAGCCGGCTGGACCAACAAGCCGTTTACGGCCCTGCTTTCCGGCACTGCTACGTCGGGCCTCGATACCCGCTTCGCTGTTCTGTCCATGGCCTTGGTTGCCCACAACCCCGCCCTGGATCTGTCCTCCCATACTGGTCGCTCGCCGGGGCTGACCGATGAGACCACGTTCGCCGACGGCGGGTCTTACATCATCTGCTCGGAGGACACCGGCGCCGGTACGGACGAGATGGACTTTTGGATGAAGGCTGATGACCTGCACTTTTCTATGCTGACGCAGCTCGATGAGGCTGCCGCAGTGTCGGACAACGGCATCTACATCCAGCACTACGCTGGTCTTCTGAACCGCATCGGCACCGAGACCGAGTCCCCCTATCCGATCTACACTTTCGGCAGTTCCCGAGCTATCAACATTGATCCGACCGTGGGCAGCGACCACGTTACCAGCCTAACCGAGAACCGCATGATCAGCAGCGGTTGCGGCTGGGCCTGGGACAACGGTGAGCAGGTGTACAAGAACATCCAGAACGACAACGCAAGTGGTACGCCCACGTTCGAGGAGATCATCTGCACGCCCTGTGGTCGCCCGCGGGTTGAGATCGGTGCGACCGCCGACAAGGTCGTAGCGATTGGATCAATCCAAATGAGCCTTTCCGTCTTCGAGCTGGACCGCGGCTCCACCGTGCTGGTTCTCCGCAAGATTCCGGGCACGGTCGACGAGTTCTTTCTGTGGCCTTTGACGCTTCGGAAGCAAGAGAGTTCCACCCCTGACGCCGCTAGCGACCAGCTCTATGGCCAGCTTCGTGGTGTCTTCTGGGTTGAGTCGGATGATGGCACCGGTTCGCGGATCGTCAACTTCAGTGAGGACTACATTACGGTCAACGGTGACCGCTATCTGGTCTTCCACAACCACACCCACACGAACGCCTATCAGTACATCGCGTGGAAATGGGATACGTAAGCCATGGCACTTTTCATCAACGAAACCACGTCCAGCATCGCGGATTTCATGACCAAGTTGGACACGTTCCTAACACTCGGAGGCGGCGGTAACCCCGCGTGGACCGGCGAGGATCTTGACGGACTCGGCACGCTCGGGGTGGACACGTCCACCGGCGAGGCCGCGTGGAGCAAGGTTGCCCTCGGCACAAACACCCCAGACATCCAAGTGGCGTTTCAGTGGGACACTGGCTCTCCGCGTTATCTGGGCATCTACCAGTACGACCACGCCAGCGGAGTTGGTAACTACAACGACACACGCGCTGGGCCCTGGGATCAGGACAATGACAGCGGCAATGGGGCCGCAAGTACGACGGACGCCACCATCGCAGGCGCGCGCAGGGTTGACCTTGCAGGGGATACCCCGATTCAGTACTGGGCCTTTGTCACGGTGACCCCTGTCGAGGCGGTCCACGTCGTCGTGGAGACGACCGCCGGAAAGTACGTGCACTTCGGCTTCGGCGAGTTGCAGAAGTTCAACGATTGGAACGGCGGCTCCTACGCCTATGGCGCCCGCCATACAGCTACCACGTCCGACAACGGAGTTCGAGTTGGCAACACACATTTGTTGGATGGCCTCACGAAAGATGGCTCTTCTCCCGATCCCACGAACGGCATGGAACTGTTTATGGCAACGATCCAGGCCGACGGCCTGCCGCTCCAGACTGGGGCCGGCCTGTGGGGCGTCGTCGGCGGCAACCAAGCCGATCTGGGCCTGGACCGACAGAGCGCTGGGGGCGGTAGCGATACGGAGCGTGTGCTGTTCGTCGGCGGGTTCCGCGGCAACCAGTTCGCCACCGACTTCGGGCAGGCCCTGCCGAGCCTCGATAAGGGCTTCTTACCCGGCTACCCGATCGCAATCTTCTACTGGGATCAAGCCGGGTCGACTACAATTTTTGGCCCAATGGGGGGCATGGTTGACGTTCGTGGAATCAACCTCGACCAGTTTACGGCTGAGCAGGAGATTGTCATTGGTGGCGATACGTGGGTGCTCTTCCCCTCTCGCCAAAGAAGCGATTCCCCAACTGCATCTGATACATCAATCCACCAAGGGATCATGTACAAGAAGAACTGATGGCCGGAGTAGACCAAGGCGCATCGTTCATCTTCACTGATGGGCAACTAGACACCTTCCCCCGCGCGTACCTGACGGGCCTGGGGTTTGAGGGTGGCTTCGGTCGTCCAACGCAGACGCCTGGGACCAGTGGTCTATTCGAGGCGGTGCTCATCAACCTGCCCGACAACAGTGGGCTGCGCACCAACCAGGATCGCCCCACCCTGGTAGCCCGCCCGGCGGGTACCGAGCAGGGTGTGGTTGTAGCCAGCTTTGCCGACCATACCACCAGCATGATCGACTGGTGGGAGAAGGTGCACGTCCTGCCTCGAACCGAGATCGCGTTCGGCAACATCATCACCCAGAAGCAGGAAGACTACGAGATGTACAGTGCGCACCGCGAGGTGAGCATCACGCTGGACAGCATCACGAACAATGCGACGCCGGGCGTTAGCTTGCCCGACGAAAGCACGCCGGAAGTGGTGCCACGCCAGACCTCCATGCTGGACGCCGCGACGACCGACAACCTGAGCGACACCCTGGCGCTAGGTACCATGGTCAAGCGTGAGGTGATCGCCGCACAGAATGGGCTAGCAACCTTCGATACTACACTGGACTTCAGCTTCGACAGCAGCGATGCCCCGCAGCTGTTCATCTCGGGCACGCGAATTGTCCTGATGCCCACACAGTATGAGGCACCAGTGAAGGAAACGCTGGCCTTCCTGACCGACATCATTACTGCCTTGTCCGGCAAAGAACAGCGCATCGCCCTGCGAAAGCAGCCGCGCCAGATATTCGAGGTAATTTACAAACTGACCACGAACGAACGGCAGCGAATGCAAGCCTTCATCATGGATTGGACCGACAATGTCTTCGGGTTCCCGGTGTGGGATGAGGCTCTGGAGCTAACCGCAGCGGTTAGCTCCGGCGCCACAGTATACCCGGTAACCAACGCTGATGAGGTCGACCTACGCTTGGGCGGGCTGGCCGTGATCATCACCGATGCGAATACGTTTGACGTGATCACCATCGACTCGCTGACCGCCACGACCATCACCGCCACCGACGCGAGCGTGAACGCCTACCCGGTGGGCACCCTGATCATGCCCCTGCGGGCAGCCACGGTCCTGGGAACCGTCGCCGCCGCCCGGGCGCAGAACAATCTGGAGACGTTCAAGATCAGATTCGAGGTAAACGACAACGATACTGGGGCCCTGGCCGGCAGCACCGCCGCCTACTCGACATACAATGGCCGCGTGCTGTTCGATGATTGCAACGTAGTTTCGGGCGAAATGGCTGAAGAGTATAAGCGGCGCATCTACCGTATAGATAACAGCACCGGCTTGATCGCCCTCTCCAGTACCTGGGATCGCAACAAGCGGCACCACCAGAAGGGCTTCGTTCTGCGCAGCCGCCTGGAGACCCTGAATTTCCGCCGCGTGTTGATCGCTCTGGCCGGCCGCCAGAAGGCATTCTACACACCGACCTGGATCGAGGACCTGGAAGTGAAGGCCGATCTGGTCAGCGCCGCCAACACGATGGACATCGAGAACATTGAGTACGAGCGGTTCATCAACGCGCGAGCGCCCAAGGATACGTTCCGCATCACGTTCACCGACGGCACCAGCTTGGTACGCATCGTGCAGTCCGTCGCCAACGTGGACACCACGACTGAGCGACTCACTCTGGATACGACGTGGCCCGCGAACCGGACTGTGGCCGAGATCGTCCGCGTGCAGTTCTACGAGCTGGGCCGCTTCGGCGCGGACAACTTTGTGATCAACCACCCCCGCGTCGGACTCGCCACTTGCCAGCAGCCGGTGGTCCAAGTCTTTGACGACAACTAGCCATGGCCGATCTTGATACCCTAGAACAGAGCGTTGAGGAGTCACGCCCGATCGAGCTGTACGAGTTCACCCTGGGCTCGGACGCCTTCCGCTACACATCAGCCGAGGATGAGCTGACCGTGGACGGCGATGTTTACACGCCGCTGGCTATCGCACGGGGCAAGATCGAGCAGGGCAGCGATCAGGCCAACCGCAACCTGACTGTCACCATGCCGTCGGACAATGAGTTCGCGCAACTGTACATCACTGTACCTCCGGGGCAGGGCGCCGGCCTGAACATCTTCCGCTACCAGCGCGATGAAGTCCCCGCCTTCGATACCCAGGTGCTGCTGTTCAAGGGCAATGTGCAGTCATGCGCCTTTCCGAACGACGGGCACAGCGCCACGTTCGCCATCCGGTCGATTGAGTCCGCGATGAACCGGCTCATGCCGCGCTTCACATATGCTGCCATGTGTCAGCATGTACTCTACGATGCCGCATGTGGGGCCATCGCCACCAACTTCGACCACTTGGGTGCAGCTGCCTCCATCAGTGGCGACACCATTACGGTGACCGGCGCGGGCGCCACCGGCTTCGACTTCGTTGGTGGGTATCTCCGGCCGACCGGCACCCACGACTTTCGCATGATCACCGCCCAGTCCGGTGATGTGTTGACGATGTTCCTGCCCTTCCAGGTCGACCCAACCGGGCTGAACATGCAAGTTTTTGCCGGATGCGACCACCTAATCCTAGGCGACTGTGCCCTAGTCTTCGACCGCGTCGCCGACTTTGGTGGATTTGCTTTTACTCCCAACTTCGATCTTTTTCAAAATGGACTTCCCTCTGCCTAGGATGTGTGGTATAATGAAATATCATGGTCTCAACAAAGAAAAAGAACGAGACGCTAGAGGAGCGAGAGGCGCGGCTGAAGTATCACCGCGATTGGCACCGAAGAAATCCGCGCACGCCGAAACAACATGCTCGAATGGCAGAGTTGGCCAAGAAGTGGCGCCAAGCCAATCCCGAAAAGGTTCGCGCAAAAGTCTTCAAACAACAGCATGGCGTGACTCGGGAGAGGGCAGACGAAATGATAGCCGCGCAGAACGGCTTATGTGCAATCTGCGGCGGGCCGCCCACAGATCGACGATGGGGACGCTTGCACGTGGACCACTGCCACGAGACGGGCAAGATTCGCGAGATGCTGTGCGGTTGCTGCAATACAGCTCTTGGCTTTATGAAGGACGACCCCAACCGACTACAGGCTGCGATCGAGTACCTAGCCAAGCACAGCTAGGCACCCGGGGGGTGGACTGATGTTCACTACCCTGCTGCTGTTCGTGATCTCGGTCGTGCTGTCAGAGCTGCTCCGGCCGAAGCCAAACATAGAGAATGCACGCCCCGCGGGCCTGGGTGACTTCACGTTCCCGACGACCACCGAGGATCGCCACGTTCCGTTGATCTGGGGCCGCGTGCGCCAGAAGGGCCCCAACGTCATCTGGTTTGGCGACCTACTCCAGGACGCCATCACCGAGAAGATCAAGACCGGTCTATGGAGTTCTGAACGCATTACAACAGGCTTCCGCTACCACCTGGGTATGCAGCTCGCTATGTGCCGCGGCCCAGACGTGGTCCTGAAGCGGGTGTGGATCGGCGACGATGAGGTATTCTCCGGCACCGTTTCGACCAACACTTTTTTCGACATTGACAAGCCGGACCTCTTCGGCGGTGAGGAACTTGGGCAGGGCGGCGTGCAGGCTACCTGCGACTTCTACACCGGTAGCACCACCCAGGCCGTGAACGCCTACCTGAACGACGACGCTCGGCAGCGGGTCGCGTCGGCCATCACCCCGACGGCCCCGCGCTACTCGGGCACATGCTACATGGTCGCCCGGCAGTTCACCAGCGCCGCCCCACTGGCCAGCAACCGTGGGGCCTCTTTGGGCATGAGTACGTCCATCAAACCGTGGTCGGCTGAGCTGGAGCGATACACCGGCATCTTCTCGGGCCAAGGCGCCGGTGAGGACAAAGTCGGTGTGGATGCCAATCCGGTGAACGTAATCTACGAGATCCTAACAAACGAAGAGTGGGGCTTCGGGAAAGAGGTGTCGGTCACCGACATCGATCTTCCCAACTTTCTGGCTGCCGCCGACACCATGATCACCGAAGTCAATGGCTTCAGTATGCTGCTGGACAGGGAAACGCCGGCCAAGGAAATCCTAGCCGAGCTGCAACGCCATATTGATGGTGTGGTCTTCCTGGATCAGACGACCGGGAAATGGGCCATCAAGCTGGCCCGAGCTGACTACGATATCGATACTGTGCCGCAGCTGACCGACGACAATGTGTCCGAGGTTCGTGACTACTCCCGCGGCAGCTGGGCTGACACCACCAACACCATCAGTGTAGGCTACATCAAGCGCGACGACGACTACAAGGCGTCGTTCGCCCTGGCCCAGGACATGGCGAATGCTATGATCCAAGGCAACGGCACGATCGCGGGTGCTTCGACCGTCAGCGCCAAGATCAATTACCCCGGTTGCAAGAACAGCGCCCTGGCGTCCATCTTCGCATGGCGTGCCCTGCGGGCGCAAAGTTACCCCCTGGCCCGCTGCACCTTGATTGTCAACCGGCAGATGTGGGAGCTGTCCATCGGTGATGTGGTCGCGTGGACAAACGCCCGCTTGGGCTTCACGAAGCTGCCCATGCGGATCACCCGGATCGACTATGGCCGGCTCCAGTCCAACAAGATGACTCTGTCCGTGGTTCAGGATGTGTTCCAGTTCTCTGCTGCGTCCATGGGCACCCCACCGGCCACCGGCTGGACCCCGCCCGTTGTCTCGCTGGTGGCCTATCCGGCCGCGCAGCTGGTGGCTCTAGAAGTCCCGCGGGCCATCGTGGTGCGGGATCCGAAGTACGTCGGGGACGATACGGTTACCAAGATCATTTGCTCGGCCCGGCGGCAGGGCGGCGAAGTCACCTTCTTGATCAAGGAGCGACACGCGAGTGGTGCCCCAGCCGGCTCCTACTCCGAGGCGGGTGAGGTGTTCCAGTTCACGAAGATCGGCCAGCTGGATGCCGCCCTTACCGCGGGCGTGGCGAATCCGACTGCCAGCATCCTGATCAATGCGACCCCTGATTCCCAGACGGATTTGGAGGCCGCCTTCGACGACACGGCCAGCGACTCGGATCTGGGGCAGCATTTGGCCCAACTGATCATGGTCAATGACGAGTTCATGCTGGTGCGGGACGCGACCACCAGCGGGCCTGACGTGAGTCTGGACGGCGTCTTCCGCGGCGTGCTGGACAGCGCGCAAGTCGCCCATGCGGCGAACGACGATGTGTTCCTGCTCCACCTGGGCTCGGGCATCACCGACACCAACTTCGTCAATACCAACAACGTGGACATCGAATTGCGGATGCGGTCGTCCATCGCCACCTACGCGGGCGCCGTGACCCCGGTAGCCCTGACCATGGCCAAGCGGACCATCCGCCCCTACCCTCCGGCAGCCGTCCTGTACAACGGTGGGGCCACTGAGTACGGTGCCCCGGACGTGGAGGGCGACGGTGGGGCTGGGGAGAACACCTTCGGTTTCGATGTGGATTGGTTCCGGCGCAACTTCACCAACGGCGATGAGCTGGCTGCGATGCTGGCCGACGACACCAGCGTGGACGCCAGCACCGAGTTCCGGGTGAGGGTGTTCGTGGATCCCGACGGCGTCAACACCGAGATCGCCAGCAGCCCGACCGCTTGGGCCACCGGCACCAGCCTGTCCGCCATCATCGACCGCCTGGAGATTCAAGAGATTGCGGCAGCCGGCACGGAAATCCGGGTGCAGATCGAGACTCGGCACGACATCGGCACCGAGGTGGACCTAACCAGCCGGCAGACGTTCATCCACGACGTGGTGCCCACGTCGGTCAACGACGGCCTGTTCTACCTGGGCGGGAACCTGCGGGCCGGGGACATCTCGAACAGCTACGCTACGATCGTTGGGGGCGTGTTCACAGTGCGCATCGGGGCTGCCTACTCCACTAGCGACGTGGAGCACCGCATCAACGGCGGCAGTTGGTCTGTCATCATCACCGCTGGGGGCACCAGCGGGGTCACCGCGTCCCTGACCTCCTCGGACACCATCGAGCTGCGTCACACTGTGAATGAGAGCCCGGATCCCCAGTTCGTGGAGATCGAGAATCCCAGTGCCGTCCGGGTGGCGTACGGGACGTTCAGTGCCTAGGGCTGTGGGATGTAGACCATCAGAGTATCACGATCGGTCTTTACGAATTCTTGCAAGAATGCCTGCAATCCATCCTCCATGTCCCCACCAGTAACCCGGTAATGTGAGATTGGGGTCCGGCGTCCGCATCTATTCTTGGGGTAGAAGGCTTCATAGCGCGCTCCACAACTAATTGCATGGTCTGCCTCATACCCGGTGGGGTCGATCGGTTTCAACAGCCGCTGGCTGCCGGGTATGGGGCAATCGTCCGGACCAAACAGCTCAAGCCGACCCGGGCAGGCGAACAATGAGTCTATCCAGCTAAGGTCCGGGGTGGATCGGAAGTCGTGGTGATTCATGCTGTCCTCAGTGTGTGATTCGCAGCCGTAGGTGTACCATCGGCCACTTCTTTCTGTAGTCGTTGATGGCCTCTAAGGCCGCTTCTCGGCTACCGTAGGTCCATGGCTGTTGGTGCTTTCCAGTACGTATGGACACCCATCTTCCTAGGTCGAATATATGTGTAGTCCACATGTTCAGCGCCTAGGGAAGTAGAAGCGACGTCACGTTTTCCAGCCACCAGTTCACCAGCTCTTTCTGGCGATCCTGGGACAGGGCGCGCTTCGCCACAATGTCGCAGACTTGGATTTCTGCACCGTTGTGTTGGCTCTGGATCCAGAAGGTATCGCGCCCTGTTGCCATTGCCTCTATCTTCTGGCACTCACGTATGACGCGCTGACAAATTGCATCTATGGTTTTCACAGTACACCGAATTCCTGGAGCAGCCACAGGGCGCCAGCAACCACCGCCAGCAGAGCAACTATGTTCAGGACAATAACCCCGATGGTTAGGACCCCCATCTTGGCAAACAGCGTGAAATTGTTCTTCATGGACGAGTATACCACGTTGGCCTATACTCTGGTGTGGAAATCGACGAAAGACTGCGCGAAATCGAGGTGACTCAGGCCGAGACCCTGGTCGTCCTGAAGGGCCTGGACGAGAAGATCGACACCTTGGACGCCCGGGCAAAAAAGGTCCAATCGATCCTAGTCGGCGATGGCAATGGGATCAAGGGACACAATGTCCGCCTGGATCGCCTGGAACAGGCCGCGGCTGGCGTGAGGCGGCTCTTCTATGGCCTGATGGTCCCAGTGGCCCTTCTATTGGTGAAGGCCGTAGCGGGGCTCCTAGGCACCCCAGAAGTCTGAGGGCTTTCCCGTCCGGGAAGGATCGGCCGCCGTGTGGCCGATCCGGCCCAAAAGTTCCCGATCGGGAAACATCCAGCCCTATCTGTACACGGGTGCCACTATTGCATGGCTGCAATAGTGGCGTCGTAAGTCCTTGTGGGATAAGGGTGGCACGGGTGTACACCATGTACACGGGTGGATTGCGGGTTGCCCGGGAAACGTGCGTTCTACACGTCCTTTCTGTACTTTCCCTGTACCCTCTCTAGAGATAGTGTACAACGGTGTACATCGTGTACTCGCCCACCAGTGGGCTCTAATTGGGTGTTTTGGTGTACACCAGTGCAGCGGTGCAATGGTGTACACCCGTGTACACCATCCCCCGTGGGCATCAGCGCCGAAGTTTTCTCGACCTCCGGGCTCCATGTGTGGTAGAATGGTGTGGTGAAGAATCCTCCGTTTGGTTGCTCTGTTGCCAACCCGTAGCTGGCAACGCCGGTCCGGGAGAGTGTTCTCTCCCGGGGCCGGCACATTATTCCCGCACCCCATGACCTACACCCAAAAGACGACTTCGTTCGAACATCAGGCCGAGCTGTATGAGCGCACCCGCGACCTGCGGGCTCGTGCGATCTTCTGGGAACAGGGGACGGGGAAGACGAAGCCCACCATCGATATCATTGGTCACCTGTACGAGTCGGGCGAAATCAACGGTGCGCTGGTGCTGGCTCCCAAGGCGGTCGCGCCCAACTGGGTCTTTGATGAATTGCCGCTGCACTTCGGCGTGGACCCGAAGCGCGTGCAGGTGTTCCTGTGGAATACCAGCAAAGCGAAAACCATCGGCTTCCAGAAGGAACTGAAGGAATTCCTGTCGACGCCCCCGAGCATGTTGGCAGTCCTGATAATGTCGTACGACTCAATTATGACTTCTCGTACGAAGGGTGCGAAGCGTGGCCTGATGAAGGGAAAAGAGGCTTCCAAGTTCCTGCTGACCGATCGCCGGTGCATGTTTGTTCTCGATGAAAGCGCAAGAATCAAGACGCCCTCGGCGAAGCGCACCAAGCGCGTGTTGGCCGCAAGCAAGTATGCCCCCTATCGCCGCATCCTGACGGGGACCCCAATCACGCAGGGACCCTTTGATCTCTATTCGCAGCTGATGTTTCTGGATGAGGACGTCTGGAAGCGCATGGGCTGCGGCAGCTTCCCCGCGTTCAAAGCACTGTATGGGGTATTCGAGGAGTACGTCCGCAACGATAACGGTCAACGGTTTCAGACGCTGACCGGGTACCAGAACCTTGCGTCTCTGCACGCGATCGTGGACAAGATGGGTGATCGCCTACTGAAAGAGGACGTGCTCGATTTGCCGCCGAAGCTGTACGAGAAGCGCACGTTCGACATGAGCCCAGAGCAGAAGCGGCTCTACGAAGAACTCAAAAGGGAGTTTGTAATTTGGTTGGCAGATGACGACATGGTCACGGCCGCTCTTGCAATAACTAGGCTACTGAGGCTCCAGCAGATTGCCTCCGGGTACTTGCCAACGGACGGCGGCGACATGATCGAGATCATGCCGAACCCGCGACTGCTGTGCCTGATGGATACGATCGAAGACATCCCCCACCAAGCCATCATTTTTGCGAAGTTCCAAAAGGACATCGACCTGATCGAGGCCGCACTGCTCGCGAAGGGAAAGACTTGTGTCGTCTACGACGGCCGGACCTCCCAAGACGACCGCGAGGTGCGCCGCGCCGCGTTCAAGGATGGTACCGCGCAGTTCTTCGTGGCTAACCCAGCAGCCGCTGGTGAAGGTTTGACTTTGCATATGGGAAAGACGGTCGTGTACTACAACAACAGTTTCCGGCTCTCCGACCGGCTCCAGAGCGAAGACCGCGCCCACCGCATCGGGCAGGACAAGTCTGTGCTCTACATAGATATTATCGCACGCGGGACTCTTGACCGGACCATCTTACGGGCCCTGCGGGACAAGGTGGATCTAGCAGCTCTGATTTTGGGCGATTCCATCCGGGAGTGGGTATAGCATGGCACGCACGAACCTCCAGCCCCTGTGGGCCAAAGAAAATCTCCGCAAGGGTGCCAGCGTGTGGTATACTGTCCTATGAACACTCCCACACGAAACTTCAATGCCAACGGCTTTGATATCCGCGTCTGTAACTACGAACCGGGAAAGGCGTCCATAATCATTCATGCCGAAACCGTCAAAGGCAACCCAGTCAATCTGAAGATTGTGGCTTGCGAGTGGTCGTTGCGTGACGCGGTGAGGCAGATTGCTGGCGTATTTCGGAAATTGAAGAGGTACAGAGATGAATGTGCTGCGAATAACCGGAGCGTGTTTGAGCAAGAGGACCTCTAGATATGAAATGGCACGTAACAATCGAGACCGTGGACGACGTCTACGAGTTCAACATCACTGTTGAGACCCTGGGTGAAGCCTTCATCCCGCTCATGCGGAAGATTGACTCTCTTGGCATTTCCCAAGACGATGTGGTGGAGATCACCATGGAGCGACAAAATGACTGACACTGATGGATTGACCCGACTTTCCCAACTCGCTGACGCCATGTTCGACGCCGAGACAGAGGTGTCAATCATAGAGGCCCAACTCCGGGCCGCTCAGAAGAAGGTGCAGAACCTGTCCGAGTTCCAGATTCCCGAGCTGATGGACGAGCTGGAGCTGACCGCCTTCAAGACGAAGTCCGGCGTGAGCGTTGAGGTAGAAGACAAGCTGTCCGCTGGGAAGCTGACGCAGGCCAACCCGGATGCCCTGAAGTGGCTGCGTGAGAATGATCAGGGTGGCCTGATCAAGACGCTGGTCTCTGTTCCTTTCACCGCTGGGTCGGAAGCCGACGCGGACGAGCTGGTCGAGGAACTGTCTGGGAATGGCATCCTCTCGGTCAAGTCGATGGAGGTGCACCAGAGCAGCAACAAGGCGGCGATCAAGTCCATGCTGAAGGAAGGCATCGACGTTCCCATCAAACTCCTGAAGGGCTACCAGCGCCGTGTGGCGAAGGTGACCGCGAAGAAGTGACCCTCCCCAAGATCATCAGGACGCCCGATGGCTACTATCGGGCAAAGATCGCCGGCCTCAAGACCGCCAAGTACGGCTCCCAGGTGAGTGCGCTGCGGGTGCTGTGCGAGATGCTGGTGGATCAGGCGGCCGATGTCAAGAAGGCGCGGTATCCATGGCGGCCAACGGGGCCGTGCGAGTGTGGAGGATGGGGCGTCCCGGGCACCGATGGGTGTCCCGGCTGTGGACTGTCGGCAATGGGTGGATGACATGATCATTGTAGCTGCAATTCTGGCGTTCCTTGGGGTCGGTCTCGGCATAGGATTTTTGAGAACGAGAAAGCCTTTTACGGGCCTGGTGTGCGCTGCTATAACCGGTTTCGGAGCTACTCTCATACATCATGATGGTGCCCTATGTGGCGTGGCTGTTATGCTGGTGGCGTGGTTTGTCGAAGAGTTTGGTCGAGAGTGGCGAGCATGACGTTCCTTACTGAAGAAGAGGCAGCGAAGAAATGACCGACATCCACCAAGTCTGGATCGGCGGCAAACCGCAGCTTGGCCGGCACGAGCTGGCGTGCCACGCCTACAATCGGAAGTTTCCCGACCGGCCGCCGCTGTCCTACGGCGGGAAAAATCCCATGGTCACTGGCGCCTGGATGATCGGCGCGTGCTACAAGAATCCGAACGACCTTTATGGCGCCTATCCGCACGGCTACCTGGAACGAATCCACGTCATGTTCCCGGACGCGCGGCGGATCTTGCACGTGTTCTCGGGTGGGCTGACGCTGCGCAATGCCATGGAGGTGGCCGGCTGGGACAACATGGTGAAGGTGTTCGATGTGATCGAGGAGTCGACCGGCCGGGCACCGACTCACATGGCTGCGGGAGAGATCGGTGTGCTCATGGAACTCGTCGACACGCACGGCCCCGACCAGGGCCGATACCCGACGTGGCAGGGCGACGTGCTCGCCATGCCCGAGGAGTGGGAGGGCCGCTTCGATCTCGTGCTCGCGGATCCGCCCTACAGTGCGGAGGATGCCAAGAAGTATGACTGCCCGCCGCCCAACCGCGGGAAGATCATGCGCGCCCTGCGCCGCGTGGCCGCGCCCGGCGCTAACCTCGTCTATCTAGACGTGGTGTGGCCAATGCACCGCAAAACCGATTGGAAGACATGGGGTACTATCTTGCTCCTGCGCTCCACCAACCACCGCGCCCGAGCGGTGACTATGTTTCAGGCTGTGACCCCCAATGAAAAAGAGAAAGCTGACCCCCCTACAGAAGAAGCGCAATGAACTCGTACTTGCCAACATGGGTCTTGCGACGCACTTCGCCAATCATTTCCAGGCCAGTCGAATGGAATACAAGGATCTGGTGCAGGAAGCCTACCTCGGTTTGATAGACGCGGCCGAGCTGTATGACCCTGCGCGAGGCACGAAGTTTTCGACCTACGCCCGCTGGCACATCTTGAAGATAATCATGGACGCCATTCACACCAGGAATGAGATCGTGCGAACGCCGCGGCGGCGGCCTTCCCTCATCTGTGGTTCGCTGGAGACCGCCTACGACCTCGCGGACTCGGCGCCCGACGTGTCGGAAGTACTGGATGAAGCTGAGATGGTTGATGCCGTGCGCGACGGCATCAAGCTGTTGCCAAGTCGCGAGGCGATGGTGATCCGCATGCGCAGAGGTGTAAACACTCTGCCTATGACGCTGCGACAGGTAGGCGACATTCTCGCTGTCACCCCAGAGCGTGTTCGTCAGATTCAAAACTCGGGGGAAGAAAAACTACGTGCAATCCTCGCCGAGAGTGCTATACTTAGAGACCATGGCGCTGAACGGCCGGGCGCCTAAAAGAGCCGGCCCAAACTTCTGGAGACAATCCGCATGGCTACCAAGAAAAAGTCAGTCACCAGTGTGGTGACTGTAGACCCGAACGCCAGTGCCCTCGTACCCGCCATCAACTATGGTGAGGACTTCGGTTCTGGCCTCGACGACGTGGGCCGGGACGAAGCCGGCATCCCCTTCCTAAAGATCCTTCAGGCACAGAGCCCGGAAGTCCAGGGCCCCAACGGCAAGATCGACGGCGCTGTCGCCGGTATGATCCTGAACACCGGCACCGGCGAACTGCTGGAGAACGTGACGATCGTGCCCGCTCTGCGGCAGCATGTATTCGTTGAGTGGCGCCCCCGCAACCAAGGCGGCGGCATCGTGTCCCTGCACCAGCCCGGCACTGAGCTGGTTGAGGCAGCCATCGCGGAGAACGCCCGCGCCATTGAGGCGGGCGAGAACAGCCGGAAGAAGGCCGGCAAGATGAAGTACGGTGAGTTCTACTCGCCAGACGGCAACGATCTGGTCGAGACTTACTACGTCTACGGTGTGATCCTGGACAACGACAGCCCCTCGGGCGTCGTGGTCATCCCCTTCTCGTCCACCTCGATCGCGGTGTACAAGAAGAAGTTCATCAGCCGTGCACGCTACTGCATGGTCGATGATGGCACGGGCCGCAAGCGGAATCCGCCGCTGTTCGCGCACCGCGTGATCATCGGCACCGGCCAGGAGTCGAACGACAGCGGTTCGTGGTTCAACCCCACGATCACTTTCGCGGTCGACAACAACGCCGTGCAGTCGCTCATGGTCCCGGAACACGCTGGCTACATCGCCGGCCGTGAGTTGAAGACTATGATCGAGGGCGGCGAGCTGAAGGCCGACCTGAACAAGGCCGCGACCACCGACGGCGGTGGCGATGCCGAAGACGGCGACAGCGCTTTCTGATCTTAGGGTATCCGGTGGTGAACCGTCTGTTGCAACGGACATGCTTCAAGCCGTAAACGCCCAGGGTTTGTCGGGTTGCCCCTAGCAATCCGACGCCAGACACCCCTTGAGGGTGAGAGAATGGTGGACTCGCAAGACGCACCCGGGAGACTTGGCCGACTGGACCCGAGAAAGCAACGGCATTCGAAATCACCCACCCGTTCGTCTAAGCACTGGACCAGCTGGTAAGGCACCCGGCGTGGAGTCGGGAAATCGCGGTTTGAGTCCGCGGCGGAGGGGTGCCGGTAGAATTCATGGTGCTGCTAGTTCAGTGGTAGAACGTCCGCCTGTGGCGCGGAAGACCAGGGTTCGATTCCCGGCAGCACCCCAACTGAGACCCGCACATGTTACACCTGAACCTAGACTCCATGATCGAAGCCCTGGATGTGCTCCAAAAGGAGCGGTCCTACGTTGAGGCATCCCTGCTGGATTGCGAGAGCGTAACCCCTGAATTCGAGATGAACGCCCGGTCCCGGATCACCCGCATCGACGATGCCTGCCACAAGCTGACGGACGCTCTGGTCGAGGCCGTCGAGGAGATGCCGTGAAGTGGTCCCCACAGCAAGCCGACGCGCTGGACGCTGTCGCCACCTGGATGAAATCTGAAGGGGATAAACCGTTTTTCTACCTTGCAGGGTATGCGGGCACCGGAAAGACGACGCTGGTCAAACACTTCGCCGAGGGCCTGGGCCACGTTCTGTACGGCAGCTTCACGGGCAAGGCCGCCTCGGTCATGCGCGACAAGGGCTGCGGCGAGGCGACGACCATCCACCGGCTGATCTACGAGAGCCGATCGAAGTCCGGCGAGCGGCTACGGGATCTCCAGGATCTGCTGTTGAACGTGAAGACCGATCAACATCGGGCCTCGGTCCGCATCCAGATCCAGCAAGAAGTCCAGCGCATGAAGCAACCGCACTTCCAGCTGAATCCCGACGCCGATGTGCGCTATGCTGACCTGATCATCATCGACGAGTGCAGCATGGTCAACGAAGAGATGGGCCGCGACCTGCTCAGCTTCAACACCCCCGTTCTGGTCCTGGGCGACCCGGCCCAGCTGCCCCCGGTGTTCGGCGCCGGCTTCTTCACGAAGGGCGAGCCCGATATCATGCTGACCGAGGTGCATCGCCAAGCGCGAGAATCAGGGATTCTGCGGCTCGCCACCGACATTCGCGAGGGCAAACCGCTGGAGTACTGCAACCTGGGCGACGCGGCCGTTCTACGCAAGGGCGAGCTGAACCCGGAGAACGTGCCGACCTACGACCAGATCATCGTCGGCCGCAACAAGACCCGACACGCGACAAACAAGCGGGTGCGGGAGCTGCTCGGGTATTCGACCCCCTGGCCTGAGATGGGTGAGCGGCTGGTATGCCTGCGGAACAACCACGACCTAGGCTTGCTGAACGGGGAGATATACATCGCGTCTAACGACGCCTCGGTGTTGCAGGACAACAAGACTCTGGGGCTGGAGATCCGCCGCGACGGCGACGATGAGACGCAGATCATCGACGCCTACTGCGCGCCTTTCCTGGGCGAGAAGCTGGAGCACTACGACCGCAAGGGTGAGATTCAGGAGTTCACGTATGGATATACCCTGACGTGCCACAAGGCCCAGGGCTCGGCGTGGCCCACCGTGATCGTGTTCGATGAGTCCGCGTGCTTCCGCCAGAACGCGCGGTCGTGGCTCTACACCGCATGCACAAGAGCGTCAGAATATCTGGCGATCATACGATGAACACCGACGACATCATGCTCGCTGCCCTCAAGGCTGTACTTGACAGCGGGCACCAGCTGCGACTCGGACAGGCCGTTTACAACGCCGCGCGGGAGCGTTACCCCGCTGTCGTGGTCGACTTGGCTGGGAGCGATGTGGACCCCTTCTACAAGAGCGAGCGCATCCGGGCATTTCTCGCCCGCCTGACTGAGTTGTGTGGTAGACTGTAGCGAGATGAGTAGCCAAGTATTTGTAACAGCTGATCTTCACATGGGACATAAGAAGCTGCACGAGCTGCGCGGGATCGACGACGATGAACTGATTCGCCGATGGAATGAGGTAGTCAGGAAGCGTGACGTTGTATACGTGTTGGGAGATATGTTTCGCTTGGATCGCGTGCCCGAACTGAACGGCACCAAGAAGCTAGCCATGGGAAACCATGATGTCTACCCAATGGTGAAATACCTGGAGCATTTCACGAAGGTGAGGGGAATGTTCGAGTTTCACGGCAGTATCCTGACTCACATCCCAGTTCACCCTGGACAAAAACACCGGTACCTAAAGAATGTTCATGGCCACACACATGCTCATGTGCTGCCGGATCCATGGTATATTGGTGTGTCAGTTGAGCAAACAGATTTTCGGCCTGTGCTTCTGAGGGATCTACTAGACTAAATCATGAATAACCACATCATCGAAAAAATCGACCGCCGCCCCTGTGGCTGCACCCTCACCGATTACGCGGGTGGCCGCAAAACGTATGAGCCGTGTGTCGCCTGCGGACTGATGCGCGCCGGGTACCAGCTGTCCGTGGCGGGGACGGTGTTGTTCCCCTGGCGCCGTCGCCGTGCCCTGCTGGAAGCCGGCAACGCCCTGGCCGCCGTGGCCACAACCATCGCGAAGGCGGCCAATGAGAAGGCCATGGTTGACACCGTTTGCGAGGCCATCGGAGGCCAGACGCCGGACGAAGAGATCAAGCAAGACCAGCCCGAGGGGGACCACCCCGGGCAGAACGGAGACTGACACCATGAGTTTCTTCAAGAACGCATACCAGAAGCTGAGGGACAATGTGTTTGGCGTTGCCTCCGCACCGGACCCGACGCCCGATGACGGGCTCGACATTGGCCCGGCCAAGCTGTGGTACGTCAAGCGCCTGTTCCCCCACAGCGTGCTCACCAAGAAGTTGACGCCGTCTCGCGCGAAGGAAATCCGCGAGGTGTTCCGCCGGTTGCGACCCGAGCAACGCGAGATCGCGTTGCTCCGCGGCTGGAACCGGGGACTGAACGTATGACCATCAATCCCAAGGACGCCCTCGGCCGCGCGAAGCCACCGCTGTCGGTCCTGCCCTGCCCCGTCCTGTATGAGGTGGCGGTCGGATGCCTGGAAGGTGCCTTCAAGTACCGCCGCCACAACTACCGCGTGGCCCCGATCCAAGCGTCCGTTTACTACGACGCCGCCATGCGCCACCTGATGGCTTACTGGGAAGGTGAGGATATCGACCCCGACAGCGGCATCCACCACGTCAGCAAGGCCATGGCCTGCCTGTTCGTGTTCCGCGACGCTATGATGAACGACATGGTCGAAGACGACCGCCCACCCAAGGCCAAGGCCGGGTGGATGGGCCGCATTCAGAAGCTGGTGGATGCTGTGTTTGAGCGGTATCCGAATCCGCTGCCACCATACACCGAACTAGAGAAAGACGAGTGACTGTAGAAATCAAACAAGGTGACTGCATTGAGCTGATGCGCGGCATGGCCGCCACGTCAGTGAACTGCTGCGTCACGTCTCCGCCCTACTTCGGGCTGCGCGACTACGGCGTCGAGGGCCAGCTCGGCCTAGAGTCCACGCCCGACGAATATGTGGCCAAGATGGTCGAGGTATTCCGCGAGGTGCGCCGCGTGCTGCGCGACGACGGCACGGTATGGCTGAACCTGGGGGATAGCTATGCCGCAAACAGGTCCTATCAGGTAGCCAGCACAAAAGGAGGAGCAAAGCATTCGCCTGCGCAAGCCAGCCAGACCAATAATACTGTCCCTCCCGGCCTCAAAGCCAAAGACCTCATTGGCATCCCTTGGCGCGTCGCCTTCGCCATGCAAGCCGACGGCTGGTACCTGCGCCAAGACATCATCTGGCATAAGCCCAATCCGATGCCCGAATCCGTGCGTGACCGCTGCACGAAGGCGCACGAGTACATCTTCCTGCTGTCGAAGAAGCCGAAGTACTACTACGACCACGAAGCGGTGAAGGAAGACGCGACAGGCCGAGATCCTTGTAACAAGAACCACAAATACAAGACAGCCTATGACCAAGGCGATGAAAAACATCGAACCAAGGCGGGTCTAGCCCAGGTTGGTCCAGTATTGAAACGCAATCGCCGCTCCGTCTGGACCGTCGCACCAAAGCCGTTCAAGGGCGCCCACTTCGCCGTATTCCCGCCCGACCTGATCGAGCCGTGCATCCTGGCCGGTTGCCCCGAAGGCGGCACGGTGCTGGACCCGTTCGGCGGCAGCGGCACCACCGGCATGGTCGCGGAGAAGCACGGGCGCAATGCTATCCTATGTGAGTTGAATCCGGAATACGTGGCCCTGGCGGAGAAGCGCCTGTCGTGAACCTCCCGCCCCTATCCGATCTGCCCCACTGGGCAGACTACGACCGCGTCGCGCTGGACATCGAGACCCGCGACGACCAGTTGACCACGCTTGGCCCGGGCGTGAGGCGCGGCGGCTACATCACTGGCGTGTCGTTCTGCTGCGGCGACGAGAACGGCCCGGCGTTCTACCTGCCGATGCGCCACGAAGGCGGGGGCAACTACGACGACCCCGACCGCGTGCTGGAGTACCTGCGCGAGCAAGCTCGCCACTTTGGTGGTGAGCTTGGCGGCGCGAACCTCCAGTACGACCTGGATTTTCTTGCTGAAGAGAATGTCCTGTTTCGCCCCAGCCGTTTTCGGGACATTCAGGTGTCGGGTCCGCTGCTGGACGAGCCGACGCTCTGTCGAATGCAGGACAAGGAAACCGGAGACTGGTACTGGGGCGAGGAGTTCCACCACATGAGCCTTGACGCTCAAGCCGAGCGGCTCGGCCTGCCTGGCAAAGATGAAGAGGGCCTGAATGCGTGGGCTGTTGCACACGGTTTGGACCCCAAGAAGGATATGTGGAAGGCGCCCGCGAAGATTGTGGCGCAGTATGCGATCCAAGACGCGAGACTGCCGCTGCACATCCTTCGGTTGCATGAGGCTGAGATCCGCCGTCAGGACTTGGAACAAGTGTACGACCTGGAGTCCCGCTTGTTGCCTGTACTGCTCAAGATGCGCCGCCGGGGCGTGGCCGTGGACATGGCGAAGCTGGAGCACATCGACGCCAAGGCGTGGCAGATCGAGAACAAGGCATGCCGCGAGGCCACCCGGCTGTCAGGCCGGGAAATGTCACCCGACGACATTTCCAAGTCCGCCGCCCTAGCGAAGATCCTGGAGGCCACCGGCGTCAAGGTCCCCTTGACGCCAAAAACCATCAGCAAGAAGACCGGCAAGCCGACCGGCGGGAACCCTTCGGTGAAGTCGGAGTGGCTCCAATCTCTTGGGACGCCTCTGGCCGACGCCATCCTGCTGGCCAAGAAGTGGAACAAGGTCCGCACGACGTTCTGCAAGTCGATCCGAAACCACCAAATCAATGGCCGGGTTCATTGCACGTTCAACCAGCTGCGGCAGGAGCGCGACGACGGTAGCATCCGCGGCCCGGCGTTCGGGCGACTCTCGTCCAGCGACCCCAACCTACAGCAACAGCCTGCGCGGGATCCCGAGATCGGGCCGCTGTGGAGGTCCATTTACCTCCCTGATCAGGGAGGTAAATGGGCCTGCCTAGACTTCTCCGGGCAGGAGCCCCGGATGATTATCCACTACGCCGAAATGACCGGCTGCAAGGGCGGCGCTGAGGCGGCCCATGCCTGCCGCACGGATCCGGACTGGGACAATCACTCCATGATGGCCACCATGATGTACGAGGAGTTCCGACAGGCCGACCTGCTGTCGAACGATAAGGCCATTGCCAAGGCGGCGAAGCTGCTGCGCGGCAATGCCAAGACAATTTTCTTGGGTCTATGCTACAACATGGGTGGTGGCAAGCTGGCCCGTTCGCTGGGTCTGCCCACCATCTGGGTGGTGCGAGATCCGAACCAGAGGCGGTGGACGGTCCACCCCATCGACAGCCCGGAGGGTAAGGCGCTACGGAAAACCGGCGCCCATCCGTTCGAGATGGCCGGGCCCGAGGGTGAAGCATTGCTCCAACGCTTCAATCAGAAGGTACCGTATATCAAGCAACTAGACCGCATGGTGAAGAACCGCGCGACGAACATGGGGTACATCCGTACATTGCTGGGCCGCAAGCGCCGCTTCCCAATCCATCCCGAGACTGGTGAACTGTTCGGAGGGCACAAAGCCCTGAACGGCCTGATCCAGGGCAGCAGTGCCGACCAGACCAAAGTGGCCATGGTCCTGGCCGACGAAGCGGGCGTGCGGATGCAATTACAGGTGCATGATGAACTCGATCTGACTATCTGGGCCATGCGTGAGGCTCAACAGCTCAACGAAATCATGGTGCATGCGATAGAGCTGAACGTGCCCACCGTGTGTGACCTGGAAGTGGGCCCCACGTGGGGCGAGTTAGGAGCGGCAGCGTGATCGACCTCTTCGGACATATCGGTTACGTCGCATTGATACTTGGCACGTGGCTGCTCGGCAAAAAACACATCACCGGCTGGGTATTCCGCGCAGTTGGCAGTGGCGTTTGGCTGATACTTGGCATCCTGATGGCCATGTCGGCGATTTGGATCTGGAGTTCCGTCTTCATCGTCATGGATGTGATAGGCTTCTACCGTTGGAAAGTGAAACATGAAAAGACTAATTGACAAGTGGGACGTACATTTCCTGCGACTGGCCCGCGAAGCTTCGCTGATGTCCAAGGACCCTAGCTCACAGGTCGGCGCGGTAATCGTGCAGAATCGGCGAGTGATCAGCACCGGCTACAACGGCTTCCCGTCTCGCATCGCTGACGACAAGCGTTTACACGATCGCAGCGCAAAACTGGGGTTGATCGTGCACGCTGAGATGAACGCGCTGCTCCAGGCAGGCCCCGCGGCGCGCGGCGGGACGCTCTTCATCTGGGGTTTCATGGGCGCTCCGTGCCTGAGCAACTGCACCAAGCACATCATCGCCGCCGACATCGACCGGGTGGTGGCCAGTGGCCGCCCTGTGCCCGAACGGTGGGCTGACGACCTGCGAGAGGCGGAGAAAACGCTGGAAGAGGCAGGCGTGGCCCTTCGCTTCTACTGCCCGAGTGAACTGGATCGGAGAACAAATCAATGAGCATTCTAGCAGACCATCAGATCAAGAACCTCGAAATCATCGACCCCTTCCACGAGCGCACGGTGTTCCGCGGCATGTCGTATGGCCTGTCAAGTGCGGGCTACGACGTGCGTGTGGACCTGACCAACGCCTATAGCTTGTCGGATGAGTTCAACATGCACCGACTAGTTCAGACCCCCGACAGCGATGGCATCATCCTCGGGGCTGGTGAGTCTACCCTGGTGGGCATCGTGGAGCACTTCAACATGCCGCTCGACGTGGTGGGCTTCGTCCATCCCAAGAGCACCTGGGCCCGACGGGGGATCCTGCCGGCGCAGTGCGTGCTGGAGCCCGGGTGGAAGGGCTACCTGACCATGCTGCTCACGAATCACAGCGGGGAAGACGTGACGATCGTGGACCATGAGCCGATCGCGCAGATCATCTTCCACACCACAGACGAGATACCCGAGAACACCTACACCGGCAAATACCAGGGCGCTGAGCGCGGCCCGCAGGGACCGAGGTTCGAAAAATGAACGACAAGAGAAGACTCCTGAGTGTCCGCGACGAACAACTGCTCGACGCCGCAGCCAAGCACGGCATCGACGCGACGATCCACCACAAGCTGGACGTTGAGCGCATAGGGCTCGACATAAAGCTGGCCACCCTGCCCTCATTCCTTCGCGGGGTCAACGTCGGTGCCTTCACCATTGGTGGGCTCAACGTGTTGATCCCCGAAGAGTTCTGGGGGATCGACCTGCCGGTGTGGGCCCGCTTTGTTGTCGGCGGCGTGTTCCTGCTGGGCGCCCTCAACTATCTACTCCGCCAGCGCGGACTGATGGTCGCGAAGCGAGTGAGTCGAGCATGATACCCCGGCGCCTGCGCAGTCTGTTGTATCGCTGGATCGACCGACGCGGCTGGATCCCGTGGCTGGTGTTCAAGTTGTCGAAGACCGCACACTTCTGCCCAGAGATGGACGCCCTGTTGATCCTGGGCAACCCCGAGGATTGCTTCTGCGGCTACGTGAAGCAACCGGTGGCGGTGTGCCCGACGTGCGGAGAAGAGAAGGAACGGCGCATGATGACGGCCGACGGGGAATGCTACCTCTGTGTGAACATGGATTGGTGGGAAGATGCTTGAGCGCGACATGAGGCAACAGCTGGTGAAGATCCTACGCCCCCTGGGCGCCTTCGCCGTAGAGAACGGTGGGTGCCACCCGGGCACACCGGACATCGCCTACCGCGACGGGTGGATCGAATGCAAGGCTACCGAGGAATGGCCCGCCCGGGTGGATACCCCGGTGCAGCTGGACCACCCCCTGACGAAGGGCCAGCGAATCTGGCTCATCCTGTGGGCGCGTGTAAACGGACGCGCGTTTGTGATGCTCAACATCGCAAGCGAGTGGCTGCTGTTCGAGGGGCTGGCCGCCGTTGCAATCCTGGGAGGCAAGGAAGGTGGCACACGGCAAGAGCTGTACGAGGCTGCCATCTGCCTGTGGGTCCGCACCCCAACTTTCCGTGAACTCCGGCCCTTCCTGGAAACCTAGACCCCCCCGGTGATATGGTATACTACCCATGATGATCGCCCCCGACACCGCCCTGGCCGCCGACTTCTTGAAGCGGTGGAAGCCTGATGGTCCGTGGGCGCTGTGTGCGTTCCACGAAGATAAGACCAACGACTTCGGTACGTTCGGCCCGGACACGGTTGAGGAGATGGCCGCGTGGATCGTGCGCCAGCAGGCCGCGGAGCGCAACATCTACTTCCACCCCAACCCTGTTCGTCCAGGCTGCGGTAAGGCCAGCAAGGGGGACGTTTTGAGGATGGAGTGGCTGCATGTCGATGTCGACCCGAAGAAGGGGTTGCCCCTTCTTCAGGAGCAGAAGCGCATTCTGAACCTGCTCCAGACCACCGACCTTGTTCCCAAGCCGACCGTGATCACCTTCAGCGGCGGCGGGTATCAAGCGTTCTGGAAATTGGCCTGCCCGATCGAGCTGGGCGGGGAGCTGTTGAAGGTCGAAGACGCCGAGCGGTACAACGTCCAGATCGCCAAGTTGCTCCAAGCGGATGCGTGCCATAGCGCCGATCACGTTATGCGTCTTGTGGGGACGTGCAATTTCCCCAACGCCTCAAAACGAAAGAACGGCCAGACCCCCATCATGGCCGACGTGATCCTGGCCAACTGGGACACCACGTACGACGCCGACAACCCCGAGTACTTCATGAAGGCCCCCGACCTCGCAACCGGGACGCGCGTGGGAAGCAAAAATCAGGTGCAGGTAAACGTCTCCGGCAATTGCCAGCGCGTGCCCGCGGACGCCTTCAGCGACGAGAACGGCATCTTCAAGAGCGTATCGCCGCGCGCCCGCGTCGCTATCGTGCAAGGGCATGATCCCGACCAGCCTTTGACCGCCGGCAACAGTCGGAGCGACTGGCTCTGGTTCGTGGCGTGCGAGCTGGTACGCAACAACTTCGATGACGACACCATCTACAGCATCATCACCGACCCCGACCTAGGCATCAGCGCCCACGTACTGGCCCAGGGTAACGCCGCCAATGTGCACCGCTGCGCCCTGCGCACGATTCAGCGGGCACGCGAGGACTCGATCGAGCCGTGGCTGGAGTTGCTGAACCGGCAGTACGCCCTGATCGAATCGGTGGGCGGTAAGATGCGAATCGCATGCGAACGCTACAACGAAGCCATTGGCCGGTCAGAGATCGAGTTCCATCAACGCGACGGTTTCACGACGATGTACAGCAACCAGACCGTGGTGGAGATGTGGCCCGATAAGAAAGGCAACCCCGTCCCCAAAGAGATCCCCGTCGGCAAATGGTGGCTCCAACATACACACCGGCGCACCTACCGCAGCGTGGTGTTCTACCCCAACCGTGAGTTCTCCGACTGTATGAACCTGTGGCGCGGCTTCGCCGTGAACGCCCTGCCGGGCGACTGCTCCCTGTTCCTGGACCACGTGAAGAACGTGGTGTGCCGGGGGAACGAAGAGTACTACATCTACGTGGTGCAGTGGATGGCCAATGCCGTGCAGCATCCCGAGAACCCTGGGCAGGTCGCCATCGTTATGCGCGGCGGCCAGGGCACGGGCAAGGGCACGTTCGCCAAAATGTTCGGCAAGCTGTTCGGTGGCCACTACAAGTACGTGTCCAACCCGAAGCATGTCACTGGCCAGTTCAACGCGATGCTGAAAGACTCCGTGCTGGTATTCGCGGACGAATGTTTCGTTGCACACGACGAGAGCGCCGAATCCGCCCTGAAGTCTCTGATTACCGAGGAGACCCTGCGCACTGAGCAGAAGGGTGTCGACAACATGGAGTCGCGGAACTGTGTCCACCTGATCATGGCGACGAACCGGGAGTGGGCCATTAGCGCCGACCTGGACGACCGCCGGTTCTTTGTGGTTGAAATCGACGACCGCTACCAGACGGACATCGCCTACTTCACTGCGCTGCACGCCCAGATGGATAATGGTGGGTACGAGGCCCTGATGCACTTTCTGCTCACTTACGACCTGAGTGAGTTCGACGTGTGGAAATGCCCAAAGACCATCGAGCTGCGAAAGCAGCAGGACCAGAGCATGAGCGAGATGCAATCCTTCCTGCTGAATGCTCTGGAAGAGGGCCGACTGCTGCCCAGCCATGCGGGCTGGAGGACGCAGATTCTGAAGGAGGAACTGGTGGAGCGATTCAAGGTAGAATACCCAAGTTTCAAGACAAACCCGAATCGACCTCTAGGTATCTTCCTGTCCCGCTTCGGGGTGTCTACGACGACAGGGAGGAGCGTTCAGGGCTGGGTAGACCCCCGCGGGCAGCGCCGCCAGTCGTCCGGGCGCCCAAAAGTATGGGTCTTCCCCTCGCTGGATGAATGCCGTAAGCTGTGGGAGACCGTGACGAAGTCCGGCCCCCGAGCATGGCCACCTGTCGGCGATGACAACCAAGACGCTGGACCCAACGAACCGCCTGACGATGGCGGTGAGGCTTTCTGATGCTGAAGTGTGCTGCCCTAGCTGCTGTTCTGCTCCTGCCTGCCTGTTCAACAACTTGGAACTATCCAAATGTCCTACTACTGAAGGGCCCCAACGGCGAAACAGGCTCGGGTGTGGTTATCGTGGACGGGTGGATCCTGACTGCGAAGCACATGCTGCCGATAATCACGGCCGATGGGATGCCATGCGGTGAAGCAATCCCCCACCCCGACACGGACTTGGCCCTGGTCCCCTGCGCTGAAGCAAAGGCGTACGGCCTGCGGCCCGCCGCAGAGATGCCCCAAGTGTTCGAGCGAGTGTACACCTATAGTTGGCATCAGGGCGATGCCCTACTAAAGACCGAAGGGTACCAGGCACAGCAGTCTGGTTGGATGAGCGCCCCAGTGATTTATGGCTGTAGTGGCGGCGCGGTTGTAAACGATCACGGTGAGCTGGTCGGCGTCATCGTTCAAGTAGCACACGAAGGCGTGAAAAATGGATGGGGAGTATACGCTGTTTCCCATATGGCGAGGTATACTGTACTGGATGCAGCCGTGCGCGAATGGATTGGAGCCAACATCAGATGACCAAACCCAAACAAGTTGTCGACTCCCTGTTGAAGGGCGCCACTGTCCCCACAAAGCACATGATGAATGGCAACACCGAGCTGATTGCAGCGATCAGGTACTTCCTGGAGCTGAAGCATACCGGTGATCCGAGCGCGAGCATGAGCCTGCCGTGGCTCTATCGCAACGGGCTGCGCGAACGATTCGATGGCCCGAGATGGTATGGCACCGTCCGGGCTTACGTGCGCGACGTAATGAAGCTGGACCCCGACACCGGTGAAGCACTGTGAGCCGCCGCAAAAAGATGAAGGCCGTGGACGAGCTGCTGGCCGCGCCAGACTCGACCAAGAAGAGCAAGGTTGAGACTCAAAAGTATCGCCAGCGCAAGGCGCACGAAGACGCCCGGAAGGAACAGAACCGACGGCGTAAGTTGAAGCGCCGGCCCACCATTGAAGACATGCTGGCCGACATTGTGCGCGTGGCGGAAGACAAGGATACGAATCCTCAATGGAAGTTCCGCAGCATAGGCAATGACGGCAAGCGGTACGAGCTGTACGGAAACTATCCGATTGAGTTCATTATTGCACAGTTCGGCACGTTCAGCCATGCGTTGGAGGTAGCCGGCTTGCGCGACCAACCTGGCACGCGACTATGGCGTGCGAACCGCGCAAAAGAATCCAGGCGCGAACACACCGAACGCTACTTGGAACGATACGTCGCGCCCTATGTCATTGACCCCAAGAGCCTGGAGTTCAATGACGACGGGTCGTACCTGATCCTGACCATCAGTGACACCCATAGCCAGTTCCTGGACCCGTTCGTGTGGTTCGCCTACCTGTCCGCCCTGCGAGATCTAAAGCCTGACTGCACGATCCTGAACGGGGATGTCCTGGAGGGCGCCGAGATTAGCAGCCACCCTCACACCCCGGGCTGGACTGAGCCGCTGCAATCCGAGCTGGACTTCGAACGTGAGATGTTCCGGCAGATCCGCGAGGACGCAGGCTTCTGCGGTGACCTAATCAGCACCGGTGGCAACCACGATGCCGGCGACCGACTGGCCCGGTACCTGACTCAAGTGGCCCCCGGCCTCGCCGGGCTGCGCTGCCTGCGCGTGGATGAACTGCTAGGCCTGGACGACTACAATGTGCAGCTGTATCACGGTGGCACCATCCTGGCCCCAGATGGGACCGAGGATGCGAAGCCCGGCCTGTTGCTGTTCGACTTCTTCCGTGTGCTGCACGGTACCAAGCTAGGCGTCAGCCCCGCCCGAGCGGAACTACTGGCCGCTGGCCGTTCAGGCCTCTCTGGGCACTGCCACCGTGCGGGCCTGTCATTTGGAACCACTGAAGCCCAAGAGGGTCAGTGCTGGATGTCTCTGCCCATGGGGGCACGGCATGAGGTGGGACGCTACCGCCCACAGCAGAGCAACACGGGCTGGCAGAGGGGCCTGGGCATCTCCAGGCTGTTCCCCGACGGCACGGTACATCAATATCCAGCAATCGTACTGCGCGGCAAGGATGGCCGCGAGCGGATCACCATTGAAGGAATCACATACTTCCGACCCAATGACATGAAGGACCCGCCCTGTCACGGCCAATGGTTGGCCGAACAGCGCCTCAAGCCATGACCTACATCAGTACCCGCAGCGGGACCGTGGATTTTCTGAATCCCACGCCCGACTCAATTCTCATCGAAGACATCGCGCACGCCCTGTCTCTGACCAATAGGTACAGCGGACATACGCCGTGGCCCTACAGCGTGGCGCAGCATTGCGTGCTGGCCAGCGACGTCGCACCAACTGGCTTGGAACTGGAGGCACTACTTCACGACGCCCAAGAAGCATACGTGGGCGACATGCCCACGCCTCTGAAGGCGCTACTGCCAGACTACAAGGTGATCGAGGACCGCCTAGAGGCCGTAATCCGCGCGAAGTTCGGGCTGCCGGAGGAGTTCACCTCGGCGCTCAAAGCAGTGGACCATCGTCTGATGATCACCGAGGCCGCGGAGTTCGGCTTCGATCTGTGGGTGCCTACATCGGGCATGGTACCCTACCCTGATCTGCCAATCGAGCCCTGGCACTGGCGGACTGCACGGGCAAGATTCCTGGCACAATTCGACCGTCTGACCCGCTAATGGCCCGCCTAACCAACGCGCGCATCGAAGCCGCCCTGGAGCACGGCGTGGACATCGCCGGGCGCCGCATCTTCCTGCACGGCGGTGTTGAAGAGGCCACCGTCGGCCGCGCCATCCGTGGGCTTTACCTGCTGGCCGACGTGAACAAGGAACCCATCGAGCTGTACGTCTCATCGTACGGCGGTGACCTAGACGAAGCGTTCGCCCTGCACGACGTGACCCGAACCATATCCGCCCCGGTCCACACCGTCGCCCTGGGCAAGTGCCAAAGCGCTGCACCCCTGCTAGTCGCATGCGGGGAGAAGGGCTACCGGTACGCCAGCGAGAACGTCACTTTCATGCTGCATGACGTGGCCCTGTCCGACGTGCCCGAGAACATCCCGCCACTCTACCTGAAGAGCCTCGCCGAGGCCGCCAAGGTACAAATGGCCACATACGCCCGCCTGCTCGCAGCCTACACCAAAAAGCCTGCCCCCCACTGGGCAAGGATCTTTGCCGGAAAATCCGACAAGTATTTCACCGCGGAGCTGGCCGTGGCATGGGGGTTGGTCGATCAGATTTGGGATGAGAAAGGGTAATTCCCCGCCGCTGGTGTAAACGTGTGGTAGGATTGGGCAACAAACGAGGAACAATCCATGGACCCAATCATGAAACTCAACAGCGCAGTGCGGACCAAGCTGCGCGAGAAGCTCAAGCCAAAGAAAGCATGCACCGGGCAGAAGCACGCGACCCGAGAGCAGTGGCTGAACGCCGCCGCGCTGGAAGTCCGCTCGCTGTTCGACGAGCAGGGAGCGCCCGACTACCCAAAGTTGAGGCTGAGTTGCGGCTGGCCCAAGGGTGGCCGAGGCAAGACCATCGGGCAGGCGTGGCATTCGGAGAGCAGTGCCGATGCGACCTGCGAGATATTCATCAGCCCCGCGCTGGACGAGCCCATCCGGGTCCTAGACATCATGATCCACGAGCTGATCCACACCATCGTCGGCAAAGATGCGGGCCACAAGGGGCCGTTCCGCAAGCTGGCCAAGGCCATCGGGCTGGAAGGCAAGATGACCGCGACGGTGGCTGGAGAGCAGCTCTCCAGCCAGTTGCTGGCGCTGACCGGTAACCTCGGGCCCTACCCGCACGCGGAGCTGTCGAAGTCCTCGACTACCAAGCAAGGCACCCGCATGATCAAGGTGAGCTGTAGCGATGTTGAGTGTGGCTATACTCTGCGCACGACCCAGAAGTGGATCGACGTGGGCCTGCCGACTTGCTGCTGCGGCACTGACATGGAGCTGGGGTTATGAGTGAACTGGAAACTTATTGCTGCACCATGCGCCGCCACTTTCTAGTCGGCATCATGGGAACGCGGGCCGGCGAAGAGGTTCCTACTGACATGGCCGACTTTGTATTGGCCTGGGAACCTCAGATCGTCATTGCAATCAAGTTCTGTCCATTCTGCGGAGCTACCATCAAAGGCGATGAGACTCTGCGAACCCAGAGGAAAGAATCATGAGCACCAAGAAAGCATATCGGCGGGAGACCCTGCCCAAGTGGGCACAGCAGGAGTTCGAGACCCTGGGGATGCGGCTGCAAGAGGCCCGCGAGCAGATCGCCGAGCTGACCAACAGAGAGCCGACTCGCGTGGAGCTGGAGCCTTACCGCGACAAGCCGCTGAGCTACCTGCCCGATCGCACCCGGATCCGGTTCGCCTTGACCGATGAGTACAAGTCTTGGCAGGACTTCATCGACGTGACACTGCGCGGCGACCACGTGGAGATCAGCGGATCGGACACGCTGGAGATCGCCCCCTGGGCTTCGAACATCATTCACCTACGATTGAGGGACAAGCCATGATCGTTTATCGCGTACAAGCGTATCCCGAGACCGAAGACTGGTACAACGAGTACCTACCGACTGTCGCCGAGGCCCAGCGCGAGCTAAACAACCGTACAAAGGCCGAGATCCCAGCGCGCCTGGACAAGCTGGAGATCGAGGGAGTGACCGGCAATCGTGACGGGATGTGCGACTTCTTGAACATTCTGCACGGCAACCACATGACACAGGAGCCTAGCGCGCTCATCGAGAGGAACTTCTGATGCGAACCTACTACACGAACGACTTCGAGGGGCAATGGCCCACGGGCACGGCGGCTGTGGTGGTCGCCCTGTCCGAGGCCGACGCCCGGCGCAAGTTCAACGCCATGCTGAGAAGGCACAGCCTGTCGCGGCGGTGCAACGGTGACGTTTACACGATCCACGAGGTGACGAACGGGCCCGCGATCATGCTGCAAGACGGGAACTACTGATGCCCTACCACCAACGAATCGCCATGCTCCTGGACGAGCTGCTGCGCCGGGGAGTTCCGCCCGCCCTCGTCCAGGCCATCGTCGACTGGATGGACGCCCAGAACCCGCGAGGACAGCGATGACTATCAAACGCATCTACATTCGGGGCAACGTCGGCGATCCGAACAACGTGGATATCTACGACGCAGACACGGACAAGAAGATCCAGGTCGTCCACCTGTCGATGGACGTAAGTACGACGGGCGTCCATGCCGCTATCACCTTGGCGCCAAAGATCCAGGGTGTGGTGCTTCCCGTGGAAGTGGTGCCCCCACCGCCGCACCCAGCCGCCGGCAAGGTATTGAAGGAAGTGGAGCTGGAGCAGTACCGCCAGCATAACACGACCGTGCACCGCGCGACCATGACCGAGTGGACCGTGCAGCCCGACGGAACCGTGAAGCCGAACGCGCTCACGCGCTACCAGCAGCAACACACCGTGGACGACGTGGTGCTGGCTAATTACCCGGGCAACGCGAGCGACGTGCTGGAAGACTCCGCGCGCCAAGTGCTGACCGGTATGACGCACCACATGATCAGCCCGCAGCTAGCCGCGGTAATGAAGACCGGGAAGCCAATGGCGACCGGGGGTGGCACCGGCACCGTCGTCAAGGCGTTCGACGCGAAGGGCAACGTCATCAAACCTGTGACACCGAAATCCGATCGAGACAAAAAGCTGAATTCCAACTCGAAGGCTATATGCGAAGAATGTGGTGGCTCTGGCGAATACATTTCCCAGATTACCTACAAAAAATCGGATTGCTCGCAGGGGTGTAAACGACCTACGAAATAATCCCCCACGCCCACCTGGGTGTGGTATGCTATCCCAACTGGAGACCGAACCCATGACCGACCACATCATTTACAAGTACCTGCTGGACTTCGACAAAGTGGACCACGTGATCCCCATGCCCGAAGGGGCAACGATCCTGTACGTGGCTGCCCCAAATGACCAGCTGGCCGTGTGGGCTCACGTAAAGCCTGACGCCCCCGTCGTCAACCGTGCGCTGGCCGTCATCGGCACCGCTACTCCACTGCCGCCCGAAGTTACTCTGGGCCAGCACGTGGGGAGCGCGACAGTCCTGGGTGGTCAGGTAGTAGCGCACGTCTTCGACATCGGTGAGGTGGCCCCGTGAAGTTCACCAGCGAGACCGAGATCGACATCGACGTGGGACAGATGGCCAAAGCGTTCGCTCACATGCCGAGCAACGATCAGGCCAAGTTCTTCGCGATTGCCTACCGGGAGATGGCCACCTTCACGAAACACCAGACCGATGGCACGATGAAGGAACTGGGGGAGATGGGCCGCGAGATGCAGATGGTGTACATCAGCGACGAGTTCGAGAAGCAACCCGACGCCCGCGCGTTCATCTGCGACCTGTGGGACATGACCCGCGAGCCCGAGGCGGTCGGCGGCTTTGTCCTGGACGGCGGCATTCCGTCGCCAGCGCGGGCCGAGGAGATTCGGACGTGGCTGGACGACAACGTCGGGCCGCGGGCCGTGAAGAATAAGGCCGATGTGGAATTCGCCACAGAGTCAAGCGTGGGCGTGTCGCCGGACGATTACGAATACGCCGAGGGCGCAACGTGCGAGCAGCTGACCGTCATGGAGGATGGGAAGTTCACATCCGCCGGGATCAAGTACTTCGAGGCTCGCAACTTTGCCACGCCCGAGAACAATGGGACCAAGTGGGACACCACCGAATCTACGCCGATGGAAGACATCCGCGCAGCGAGGAGGCAGATGAATTACGAGTTCGCCGTGGGCGCACCATGCGAGCAGCTGACCGAGGCCCCGACCTTCACCCTCCTTGATCCCCAAGCCAGACAGTTCGATCTGGGTGATCGCATCCGCACGTGCGGAGTTCTGGGCCGCGTGGTTGAAATCCGCGATGAGAGTCTGACTCTGGCACTTGAGTCCGAGGTCAAGTACCCGTTCCTGGACAGCTTGAAGGCGCCGCTGGCCCTGGGCGACTACGTTCACCTCAAGGGGGATCCGAGCAACGTGACGTGGATCGTCCAACGCATCCACAACAACGGCACGGTTGATGTGGTCTATCAGCAGAGCGGCGGCAGTTCCACGATCGTCACCATGGCCACGGATGACCTGGAGCGTGTGTCCGAGCAGGAGCATATGCCACCGCTGGAAGTGCTCAGCACGACCGTGACGTGGCCCGGCCCCAATATCGAATCCGAGAAGTGCGTGGGCACGCTGGGCGCTATCCGCATGAACACCAGCACGGGCCCCCGCGTCGTCTGCACGTGCCGGTCGGCCGACGGCTGGACCTTGGCCGTGGGTAGCCGCGTGTACCTAGACGTTGACGCCAGCTGCGTGAGTATCGGACGGTGCACTAAGGTGAATGGAGACGGCACCGTCGAGGTAGAGCTGGACGTGGTGGCGAGCCCGATCCTGGACAAGATCCGGGAGCGTACCGCACACAAGTGCGACTTCGGTCCGTACGATAACGCACAGTGCGCCTGCGGTAAGAGTGCCTTCGTAATGTCGTCGAACGACGACAAAGCGCCAGAGTCACCGAACGCCGACAAGCCCAAGTGCCCCGAGTGCGGCGGCGCTGGAGAAATTGAGCTGTTCAACGGGGTCTCCCCGTGCAGCAGAGGATGTAAGAAGCCATGAGCAACAATGACGGCAGCGGCTGGGCGTATGATAAACCCCCAGCACAAGATGCAGAGTTCCCCTGGATCGTGGAAGCGGCCATCGACGATGGCCTGATCTGGATCCTAGTCTGGCGCGGCGATAGCGAAGCCGAAGCCCGGGCGGCAGCTGATGAACTCGACTCGTACTGGCAAACACGAATACGCCAGCAGGAAGTAAAGGCATGACACGCCGTGAATTCAGGAAGTCTCTCGGATCCCGCAAGGCTCGCCGCGAGGGCACGAAGGTCAAGCGCATGGGCAGTGGAAAGCTGTCCGAACCGATGCGCGTGCGCTACGCCGTGCGCGTCAAGAAGTGGTTGAGGGAACAAGCATGACCACCCGCTATTTTATGCACCCCGTGGGCGCCGGCTGGTGGGTGATCGACAACGAACGCGAGGAAGGCTCCGAGCATCCCGCGGCGAGCTGTGGATGCCATAGGTATGCCACCCGAATCAGGGACGCCCTGAACGCCATCCACGAGTTGGACATGGGCCTGCTGACCGTCGGGCAGGTATACCGCAAGTGCGGAGTCTCGCGGGCCATCGTTCGCGTGTCCGAAGACTACGTGTGGTACCAGTCCATGCCAGCATCGCGGTGGAACTCGCGCCCGCCCATCGTGCGCACACTGATGGTCCGGTTCGTGGATTGGGTGCACGGCGCGAGGATCGTGCGCACCGACAACCCGACGCGATTGGCAGGAACATTGTGAGGGTTCGCGCGGACCCGGAAGGCTGGCCCCGAGCTGGCCAGCGGTGGAAGCGCGAGGGCGAGCCAACTCGCCGCGTGTTATGGGCCCGTACACCCTTCTTGGACTGGGATCCAGGGGTATTCTTCACATTGTGGCCGACTCGCCGTGTACACTTCGAAGACTGGGACGAATGGATGTGGTGGGCAAGCGACGCTAAGCTGCAAGAGCCAAGGATGGTGAGACTATGGTGACCGTATACACTGTGCGCGGAGTCGATGATCTGAACCATTACGGGGCCCGTCTTATCGAAGCGGAGTGCGCAAGCTGCGCCGCCGAAATCTACATGGGCGACTGCACCTCAGAGTGCAACGCCGTACTGGACACCTACGAAGTGCAGGTTCTGGTCGGCACCTGTTGGCAGACATTCATCCTGATCGGTGAAGCCGTGTGGACAGCGAGGCGAGAGTCATGAACTTGTACGAGAGCATGTCGAAACACCCGGACATCGGGCCCATCATGGAGCTACTGGAGCTAGTCGAACCGTGCGATGAGTTCAGCAAGGCGCTGTGTCTAGTGCGGGACTGCTTCAACCCGAACAACACCCTGCGAGCCCTGTCACGCCGCAAGCTGCGCAGTATGATGGGCGAGCGCACTGGTCTGATGGCCGCGTACGAGACCGCTGTTTATACTGCGGCCCGAGCGCATGGCATCGAACCTGGGTCGTGGTTGGAGGCTATTGACGCCCTACCAGCTGTCGAGTTCAGTGAGTTGCGAGATGCCTACAACAAACAGGTTGACGCTCTGATGGGGCGCAAGTGAACATTGACCCCGACAACATTCCGCAGAGCGAGGTAGCCCGCGTGGTGTACCTGATCGCCCGCGCAGTGTCGGTCGCCCTACGCGCGCGGGGCGCTACCGATGCTCGCCTGTGGAAGGCGGAGGCAACACCCCTAGCATTCTGGTGTGGATTGACCCGCGGCAACACATTAGTCATGCTGCGGATCCTAATCGCTACCCTGCGGGCGAGTGACGCACGCACAGGTCCACGCAACTCCCGCAAGGTGGTCCGGTTCCTATCCGTCCGCAAGTGTCTTGCCGCGGCGAGCCTATCCGCTCATCGGATCCCTAACGGGCCTGTTCAAGGAGTCCCACCACTAAAAATCTGATCCCATGCTGCCGGCGGATCCCGACGCCGGCAGCATTTTTTTTTCATGGGATTCACCTGCGTTCAGATGCCCATCTCTTGAAGGCTGGGCCACCATGGTCTATACTGTCAGCATGGCTGAATACAATAGGCCGACGCGGCGTACGTTGGGCAAGATGGCGGAAAACCAGCCGGAGTTGCTCAACCTGCTGGTCGCGTACTTTGTGTTCGAATGGCAGAGCGTGCGTACTGGTAGCCCGCCGCACGGTGTGGATCAGATGGGAGTCACCCGACACATCCCGGACTACATCGAGGCGTGGACTGATCAGCACACCGGGCGCTGCGGCATTAGCAACGCCGTAAGCCTACTACTCCAGTGCCCGGCCGCTCGGGAGCCGAGCGGCCCCGGCTACTTAGAGAAGTGGATGCGAGATTGTTCCGAGATCAAAATCTGACCCGCCTGCGTTTCATGTGGTATACTATCCCATGAACATACAGATCCGCGTCCAAGTTCCCAAGCCCGAGGGCTCCCGCTCATACGTCGGTGACACCGACGTGCAGGTAATCACCGATCCGACGACCGTGCGGGCCGTGCTAACCGCAATCATTGCCTGTGAGCGTGAAGTGCCGTTGGTTGACTGCATTCCCGAGACCGAGCTACATGATGAGGGCTTTACATCCACGCCCGAGAAGTGGTCTAGCCGTGACTGAAGTAGCGACGCAGGGCCAATTTCGACGCTACGACCACCTAGAGCGGAGCGCCCACCCTGATGTGTCTGATCTAGGGTTCGGCGTCGTACATATCTTTCCCAAGATCGACGGCACCAACGCGAGCGTGTGGTCCTGCCCGACCGGCGACGCGACGGCAGAGGTAATGTGCGGCTCGCGGACGCGGGCATTGTCTGCTGATGCAGACAATGCAGGCTTTCTCAAGTGGATGCGCAGCGACGACCCGCGGGCTCTCGCCCTGCGCACGTTCGTGCTCCAGTTCCCGCACCTGATTGTGTACGGGGCGTGGCTGGTGCCGCACAATCTGAAGACGTACGAGGCAGAGGCATGGCGCCGGTTCTATGTCTTCGACGTTTACACGCACGCCACCGGGAAGTACCTACCCTACGAAGTATATGCCGATCCGATGATGGAGATGGGCATCGACGTGCTGACGCCGCTGGCGATCATCGAGAACCCGAGCGAGAACGAACTGATCAAGCTGCGCGATGAGGACAATAAGTACCTCGTGACCGAAGGTGTGGGTGAAGGTATCGTCCTGAAGAACTACGACTGGTCCAACAAGTGGGGACGGCAGCCGTGGGCTAAGATGGTGTGTGAGACGTTCAGCAACCGGCCCAAGCTGCGCGACGGCGGGCGGCAGATCGAGAAGGAAATCGTGGAAGCGTTCTGCTCCACGGCTTTCATCGAGAAGACGTTCGCGAAGGTCGTGCTAGCCGTGGCGAATGACATCGCTCCGATGTTGGAACAAGAACAGGCCGACAGCCTTTTTGGGCCGGACGGTATCGAAGATTCCTTCATCGAGGAGTACCGCCACAAGATCATCCCGCGCTTCATCGGCACGGTTTACTGGGACTTCATCGAAGAGGAGACGCGCGGGTTTGTCAAAAAGCTGAAGAATCCCGTTGTCGATTTCTCGAAATTACAGAAGCTGGTGACCTTGGCAGCCAAGGTCACCATGAAGGAGATTTTCTGATGCCCAATGGTGTGATTATCGAGAAAGACTCGACCGACTAGCGCGCAGTGTGGTATGCTATGAAGATTCCAAGACTACTCCAGCTGGACTCGCTGTCCGTGGTGCGCATCTGCTCCGCGGTGGCGTTCATCATGATCTGGCTGGAATTCCTAAAACTGAGTCAACAACCATGAGACCGTTACCGCCTTTTTGGGAGAATGTGGACAAGACCGGTGACTGCTGGCTATGGACTGCGTCCCTCCGCGGAGCTGGCTATGGGCAGGTGCGCTACAAGGGGAAACAACAGATTGCACATCGAGTGGCGTGGATCCTAACCCATGGCCCAATTCCTGACGGTATGCTCGTACGCCATAAGTGCGACGTGCTGCGGTGCGTCCGGCCCGATCACTTGGAACTGGGCACGCATGCCGACAACACACGTGACATGGACGAGCGAGGACGACGCGGGACCAGAAAGCTGACCGACGAACAGGTACAGGACATTCGAAAACGTTTGGAAAAGGGCGACCTACAGCGTAACATTGCAGTAGACTATAACGTAACCAGTAGTCTCATTTCACAAATCAAGACAGGGCGAAGACATGCAATTCAATAAGGTATTTCTGGGCGGGAACCTAACCCGCGATCCCGAGCTGCGCTACTCCCAAAGTGGCAAGGCGTACGTCAAGTTCGGCATGGCCGTCAACGAACGGTTCACCCGCAACGGTGAGAAGTGCGAGAGCACTACGTTCGTGGACTTGACCGCGTTCGGCAAGACCGGCGAAGCAATCGCGAAGTACCTCAAGAAGGGCGACCCGATCTTCATCGACGGCAAGCTGGACTTTTCCACGTGGGTGGCCCAGGATGGCGGAAACCGATCGAAGCTGGCCGTGATCGTGAACGGCTTCCAGTTCGTTGGGTCGAAGCGTGAGACGGACGCCGCCGCTTCGGCGCCGGCCGACTCTGACACGGTGCCCTTCTAATGAGCGCCATTGACATCTGGGGGATGGTGCTGGTCAGCATCCTAGTAATCATGATGTGCGCCTTGTTCTGGAAACTGGCAAAAGGGCTGGACTGATGACCCAACGCGAGAAGATCGAAGCGCGCAAGGTGCGCGAGCTGTACAAGATGCTGGCCAAGTTGGAACTGGGCCGCACGGTGGCGAAGCCCAAGAAAAGATCATGACCGACATCCCACAAGAAGCCGTGGCCGCGATCAAGCTGACGCGGGCCGACGCCGTCAAGCTGGTGGCCGGGGAGATGATCGAGCTGGCCGCGCATGATGTGGCCGCTTGCGAGCAACACGTGATCTACTGCCGCGACAAGTTCTATGAGCACGTGATCGAGCTGGTCACCGCGAAGTACTACGACCAGCTGTGCGGGATTAGCCAACTGATCCAGCGCGGCATAGATGACATGCACAAGAGGACCACTTACCGCGTGTACGAGGATGGCAGCGACTCGGGGACCACGGCCCAGGTGGTCTTCTCGGATCACCAGAAAACTTACGAGGCACGCTTCCGCATCGCCTTAGACGTGGAGCTGGACGACGCCGCCTTGGGCTTGCGGCTCCTGTGGTTAGGTGCTCTAACGGCCCTGAAGGATGCCCGCGAGCGCGACCTGCGCGTAGGCGCGATGAAGAAAGAGGCCCGCGAGTTACTGATCAAGAGTGCTCTGACGGACTCACCGGAGGGTGAATCCGTCGTAGCGGCCATCCGCGCGCTGGCGAAGAGCTTGAAGGGGAAGGTATGATTCCCCTGCGCAGTGTGGAATGGGAGCTGAGGGATGGATGCTGGATCCTGTGGTACCGGCCAGAGGGCTGCTACTCCGATATCATTATGATGGAGAAAGCATGACCTACTACGTGCAATTCAAGGGTGACGGGGTCTGGACCTCAATCATCCGCATCCGCTCCGAAGGCCAGAGGTGGACAGGTAATCGGGATGAGGCCATTGAGGTGGTCAACAACATGCGCCTCTGCATGTCCACACGGAAGTTCCGGATCAGACCATCATGAACGACCTGGAACAACTAGCCGTGCGTCTGATGACAGACGCCCGGACAGACGACCTGACGGGCCTGGGCAACCGGCGCGCGTTCATGGACTACTGTCGGCTGCTCCAGGCCATGGGCATTACGTTCGGTGTGGTGCTGCTCGACATGACGAACCTGAAGCGGGCCAATGAGGTGCTGGGTCACTTCGGCGCCGACAAGCTGCTGTACCGCGTCGGCGTTGCTATCCGCAGTGGTGGGTGGGACACGGTCTACCGGCACGGCGGGGATGAGTTCGCCGTGGTGCTGCCGTGGTGTAGTGATGGCACAAAAGTTCGCAACAGGATCGAGGCTGTGGTGGGTGTAAACGTCCTAGCGGACGGCACGCGCGTGGCCGCCATCGGAGCCGTGGCGCATGTTGCGCCGGACGCCGATCTCTGTGGTATACTGAATCAGACCGACAAGGAACTCGAACGGCGCAAAGCCGCGTGGAAGAAAACATGATCCGCAAGACTATCCGACTATGGCGCGAGCGTGCAACCGCCATCGCTCAGCGCGATGCGCTGAGCAATCGCCTCGCCGAGTTCCAGATCCAGGTCGAAGTGGCCGCACTGGCCCTAGAGCAGAAGGATTTGGAGATGTTCAAGTTCGTCGGATGCCTGCATGAAACGATGGGCGGAGAGACTCGGCCCATGTGCGAGACCGAGGCTCTCGCACGTCTCCGTGTTATTCGCGCGCAGGCCGACAAGTACCTCGCCATCCGCGACGCCCTGGCCGGATCGTTGGACGTGGACGCCGTACTGCTGCGCCGGCTAGCGTGTGCAATGGGCACCTCGCAGATCGACTGCGAGGCCGTCATCGGCCGGGCCAACGCTTTGGCGAAGGTGAACGTGACCAACGGCGAGCTGACCCGCACGATCGCAAGGATGCAAGCCGAGATGGACCGATGCGCAGAGGAACGGGAAGACGCCTATAATCCTCGCATCCTAGACGGACCTGAATAATTATGACCCACTACGCCGATATCAAGCTGCCGATCTGCCCCGTGTGCCCAGCGGTTTTGGACACCTTGGGCATGGACGAGCACAACGAAACTGTACAGCGTGCGGAATTTCGATGCGGTGCTGTGGCCACGATTTCCCTATTCGGCGGGAAGGGCTGGAGGTGGGTAACACCCTGCTCAACGCTGACCCAACACATGACCTCTGGAGACTTACAATATGACGACTGAAATCAAACCTGGACGATCGTCCACTGAGTTCCTTCTCATCTCGCTGGTGACCATCGCCGGCTTTGCCGTGACCTACTTCTCTGGCACCGTGTGGGGCGAGATCGCCGGCATCGTGGTGGCCATGGGTGCAGCCCTGGGCTACTCCTCGCACCGCTCTTCGGTGAAGAAGCTGCAAGTGGCCGGGCAGGTTGCTGCCGCTGAACGGGCCGACGTGATTCTGGTCAACCGCGAGATCGCTGTACGCGAAGCCGCAGCCGCCACGAGGCCAGCCCGATGAAGCGCCTACTGATTCTGTTGACGTTGATGGCTACGGCCACCTGTGGCACCCTGGCTCGTGAGCGAGTCCTGATGCCCGCCATGCTGGTCGCCCTGGACCGTGTGATTGCACCAGCCGTTCGCTCTGGCGTGGAAGGGGAGACCGATACCCTGGACGCGGAGGTGCTGCTGGGCGAGATGAAAGAGGCCCTGGGCTCCGGTGACCGTAATCGTGCGGACGAGATCCGCGAGCTGTGGTCCAGTTTGGAACCATGGGCCCAGGCTGGTGTCGACGCCCGCGTGGCCAATGGTGAACTGACCGAGGGGACCGCCGGGTCCAAGCGGGAGACGTTCCGTCAATTTGGGCTGCGGGCGGCGCAGTTATGATCCTTGTCATCGCTTTCTGTGTCGGGTACACTACCGGGTCGCTGCTGGGCTGGCTCTATACCGGCATCCGCAGCTACATCCGCAACCGCAATTGATTTTCAACCCCTGGAGACAAGAATCATGGATTTCAAACTACTGGCTGATGAGTTCATCGCCGCCCTGAAGGATACCGCGACGGACATCCGCGTGGAGCTGACAGGGGATCTGACCGAGGTGCGCGACTATGTCGCTGAACGCATGCGCTACTTGGCGCCGCTTCGCGACGATGCGGGCTTCTACGAAGCTGTCGAAGATGAGGCCGTCAATGTCCTGCTGATGGGTGCCGGGGCCACCGTCAACCGCGCTGACGCTCTGGACGAACGCCTGCAAGCATTGGCCAAGGGCCTGTTGGCCATGGCCGCGCGAGCTGCAGGGCTGGCCTGATGTTGGGGCGCTTAGGGATCTGCTGCCGGACCACCGGGCTGATCCTGTGGGTCATCCTGTGGTTCCTGATTCGTATAGTCGTGCTCCCCGTGCTGATCCTGTGCGTGCTATGCGTTGCCGGACCCATTGGGTTCCTGGAGTGGTTGGCCTTTGGGTCACGACACATATGGAGCCTGTGGACCCGATTCAGTAACGCCGCCGGCAGTCTGATCCCTGAGCTGTAAACGCATGGACCGATGGCGTACTCTGTGGAGCAGGGTGCGGGTCCTGCGAGGGCTCTGCTGTTCATGGGCGGCGGGGCCCATTTTTCGTACTGAGGTAGTCGCATGACGTTTGGACCTGAAGATGTGAACCGCAAACCCGGGGAGGCATGGTCGGCGTACCAGAGCCGCATGCTGGATCTACTTGGCCCCAAGGAGAAACGGGCGGCTCTGCGCCGTCGGGCGAAGTGGAAGGCCATGTATCGGATCTGGGTGGACTGGATGGGGACGCCGCCCGAGCATTCGGACACGTGGCGGAAGTGGCGACAACGGAAGCGGTTCACTCCCGAAGCAAACGTCGTGATCAAGGAATGGAACAAGGCCCATGCGAAGCCTGCCCAGCGCATGGTGCAGCCGAAGCCAAAGCCTGCCCGACCGAAGCGGCGCCGCATGGTCCGGGCCAAGCCGCGGGCAATCGAAGAGGCCCAGTACGCCACGTGGCTGGGCACTATGCGAGCCAAGCATGGCGAGGACTGGGCGCCGTCGGCGTGTTGTGACACATGGCGGAAGTGGCGAAACCGTCGGCGAGAAATGGTGGGCTGATGTTTTTCTCAGAATTGTCCGACCTCGCGCTTGGAACTGTGGTAGGATCTGACATGATCCACATTGAGCATGCAAGCTGGGAGCTATGCTCCGAAGAGGGATGGGTGCTGAGCATCGAGTGGTTGGAGCCCGGCTCCGATCGAGTGCTCTATGCGTGCATTGAGGACCAATCAAGATGAGCGACTTGGAAGAATTCGAGTGCAGCTGCGAGAAGTGCATCGCGATGTGCCAGGGGTTTCCCTGCCGGCCGCTGCCCTCGGAAGTTCGCGAGATGCCCAATGATGTGGCCGCGCGGCTCATGATTCGGGACGATGGGGACTCCCCGTTTTCCTACCTCCAGGCTGCTGGCGTGGGTTACGAGGGAAAGGATGCTCCGGACTTTGACTCTTTCTGCGGGCACGTCAACAACCCACAGACGTGCACGTTCCAGACCGAGGATGGGCTATGCGAGCTGCACGGCAAGTGCAAGCCGTGGGAGGGCCGGGTTACAGTCCATGGTGACGAAGGCGCGGGCATGATGGAAGTGTGCGATCGTTTGGAAGACGAGTGGGGGAGCGATCTCGGGAAAGACGTGCTACACGAGTGGCGCGAGGAATTCTGCAACTTGGAACCAATGAGGGAATGACCATGACCGAAGTTACGAAGATCACTTCCAAAATTACCGCCACTGTCGAGGGCAAGACTCTGGACCTGTACGACAGCAGTTACGGAGAGAGTCTCACCTTGGATTGGGACGAGATCGCCGCGCTACGGCTCTACTTGGAACGGAATCCGCAACTTGGAACTGCCAACTTGGAACCAAGTGGCCAACTTGGAACTGAGCCGCCAACTTGGAACCACCAGGAACTGGCCAAGTACCTCACGAGCCTCAATCTGAGATTGTCTCCGATTGAGACGCCTCAGAATGAAACAGCCGAATTCCGACGGACCCTGACCGTGACCGTGGCGGCCCGGCTGCTGTCTCACGATCCGGTGGCGGCAGTGCGCTGGCCGGGTGGATTTGCAAAGGAAGTCGCGGGGATCGTCGGCCAGATCGTCGCAGAACTTGAGGGGGCTGACGGGAAATCGACGTGCGGGGACGGCGGGAAATAATGTCCGCCGGTGAACTCCCCATGCGAACGGCGGTTCGACTCCGCCCAGCAGAATTGTCCGACCTCCGGCGTTTACATGGGGTAGGATGGTGACATGGTCAAGCAAACAAGCAACGCGCGGGTGCACCGATTCCACGAATGGGTAGCGGTTCACTTTTCTGGTACGGAAACGGCCTACTTGTCCCCATCGCTGGCATGGCAGCTGGCCGAGGAACTCATGCGGTATGCCGCGGATTGCGAGGCGGTCAAGTTCTCCAAGTCCGAAATCGGTACAGTAATTCTGAGCGGAGAGGAATTACATTGCCCAGTCTGCCAAGCGCTCTTTGTGGGGCTGTCGGGAAACGTCCAAGGCTGCCCGACTCACGGGATCAGGGAGGGAGTATGAGCGCAAACGACAAGAACTTCCCGCCGATGGGATTCAACATCTTTTTCCCCGGCGTCAACCCATGGCCGCGGAGTATTCACGGTGTGAGCGAGGCCGCCCGTAGCTGGGATGGCGCACCGTATCGGCACGCACTGTACTCGGATCGGCACGACGTGTACAGCTACTGTGCGATCCGGATTACTGGGCGCAAGGTGCGCTGGGATGAGACGTACCGGTTGACAGTGCGGGTCGATTTCGACCAAGAGCAGGATGTACTGGGCGAGATCCTGTTGCCTTGTGGCGGGCCGTTCACGATCGAAGAGGCGAGGACCGCGCTGGCGGGGTGAATCTTTTTCGGAATTGTCCGACCGCGGCGTTTACACGTGGTAGACTCTGGCGTGAAAGTAACCGATAGAATCAAGGCGCACTTCGCGGGGCTAACCCCAGGCGACTTTTTCACCGCCGCGGTTCTCGTTATCATCTTTTTCTAAGGGGAACACAATGACCACTTCACTGCCTACTTTCTCGACCTACTGCCCGAACACGACCGCCGCGAACGCGCTGGTATTCGACCTGGGCAATGGCTTCCGGGTGTGGTACAGCTACAAAACGCCCGTGGCGTTCTCAACCGGAAACGGTCGGATTCTCGTCCGAGAAAACGAATGGGGCCCCACAACGGGAAAGCACTTGAACGCCATCGATCGCGGGGAGGGTGGCCGAGTCCCAGGTGCGGAGTTCGAGGAGCTGTTGGGATTGGCCCAGGATGGTGGCAAGTTGGTGGCGGAATGAGCGCTAACGACAAACGCTACGATATGGCCGCGAGTCGCGATTGGGTAGAGCTAGTGGTTACACCGGTGTTCGGCCGGGAGTCCGACCGGGAGAGCTACGCCCGACCGGAGGGGCTGGCCGCGCTGCGGGAACGTGTGGCGTTCCTGCGAGTCGTTGGGTTCCGCCGCGGGAAGATCCTGGGGGGATTGGGCCGCGCTCTGAATCTTTTTCGGAATTGTCCGACCCGACGTGTAAACGTGGGGTAGGATGTGGCATGAAAACAAACCAAAGCGCTTACCCGCTCGACACACCCGCGCCGGAATACGTCAACGATTCCAGTAGGGCTGGACAGTATGCGGCCTTCGCCCTCTCCTTTGGCCCCATCTTGACGGCCGGCCCGAACCGCGGAAGGCAGCGACGATATCGCGTCGCTCCGATCCATACCCGCTTTGGCGTGGTCTCCTGGTTCGTGTGGGACACCACGGACATGGATCCGCGAACCCAGGGCTACCCGATCATCCGGCAAGCGGCGACGCGAGACGAGGCAGTAAGGGGGCTGGACCGCTGAGCGTGTGGTATACTTGCGCATGGGCGCAGCTGTTACCATGTGGGTCGATGATCTCCCGGACTTCATCCTGGAAGGGTTCGGGGACCATAAGCGGGCCTGGGGGCGGTATCCCCGGGTGTTGTTGGTGTCGCCGCTACTCGGGGAGTTGATGAAGGCGCGTCCAGGGTTGTGGCGCCCGGTGCGGGGCTTTGGGGGCGTGTGGGGGTGGGTGCGGAATCTTGCGGTCGGTGTGGCCGATAGTATGGATGAATTCGGACGGCCGGACTGAAAGTTTTGGAATTGCCCGACCG